GTGAACTAATTAATTTTTTAGATGAAAATGGTGTTTTAGGTAATCTTAGTTATGAAGACGCACCCGAAGAATTAAAAAATATATTACTTTTAAAAGGTTTAGAAGACAACTACGAAGACACAGTTTATTTTATAATTAACAATCTAATAACTGATGTTGAAATTAGAAATGGTGGTTTTTATCTAAAATTAAGAGATAGTGAAGAGTTAAGTGAATATTTTTGTAGTGGTAGTAGAAGAAGTGATAGTGGCCCTAGATATGTTGCAAAACTAATTTTAAGTGAAGAAGGTTTAGGTCACGATTGGTATTATGATTCTAGTATGTCACCACACGATACAGTAGATGTTTTAGATGATTCTAATTTAGCACATCTTAAAGATGTTATTTATAAAAAAATTGGAAATCAAGAACTTTCATTAGAAGATTATGATTCAGACTTTTTTGAACATTTATCTGAAATACAAGGGACAGAAGGATATTTTAGAATAAGACCTGAAGATTTAAACGACCTATTAAAAGATAGTGACGCATCAAACGAACTTTTCAAAAAAGATTTACAAGAAATTGGTCAAGAATTGAGAAGTGTTTATTACAGCTCTGAAAATACAGCATATGAAGATGAAGTTTATGAAGCTGTTTATAATGGTCTTAATGAATACTTCGAGGGTCGTATTGATGAGATTCCAAGAAAGGTCGGTGAAAAAACTAAATACGACCAATATATTAAAATCAGAGACTTTATTGGAAATATAACAACATTTTTAGAAAATAATAAAGGCGGAACTTGGAGTGATTCATTTTTAGAATATTTTGGTGGATATACGGAACTTATAAATAATATGATTTCTAATGATGATGTAGAATGTATTGATATTAGAATCCCTGAATATCCTGATTGGGACAGAACAAGAAGAAACATAAACGAAATGTTTTTAGATTATATTTAACTCTTTATAGTTTCATTTAATTCTCATATTCATTATACAAAACCAAGAATATGAGAAAATTAGAAAAAAACACAAGACGGTATTTTGTAAATCTATTTGCAGACTACATCCTGTCAAAATTCAACAAATCAGAAAATACAATAATTCAAGTAACAGATTGTGAAAACTTTGTGGTTGTTAACGGTCAAACTATAAGTAGTAATGTTCTAAACCTTAACGAACTTAAAATAGAATTTATAGAATCAAACAAGGAATTATTTAAATCACTCAATAAAGAAAGTCTTAACATTATTGATATCATTAAGTACGAACAAGAAATCACAGATTTTCCAAGAGCATGGATCACAGTTAATAAATCTTTGTACGTTAAGGAATTAGACCCCATTTCAGAAATAAACATTTCATCAGAGTTTCCTTATGGGCATAGTTTAGGTTGTGGTAGAGGAATATTATATTACTCACATTATATCTTCAATCAAATGTATTCTTTGTTGGGTATTGATAAATTATATTTTCATTACTCAAGTGATTTAAATGAAGATGAAGATTATAGAATTAAAGTGATTTGTGATTCTCAAATACCAAAGAAAACTATTGAAAGTCTTGTTTTAGATTGTTTTGATATGGATCTTACTGAATTCAAAGAAAGGCTGTCTAACTACGACTTTACAAAAGATATCACTGATCAGACATTGGACAAACCATACTTGATTCAAGATAGACTAAAAGACATAATATTGATATAAAAGAAAACCCCTCGATTGAGGGGTTTTTTTATCTTTCGTAAAATTCTTTAATTATTTTTAGTCCTTCATCTATATCCTCAAAATCTCGATCAGGAGCATATAAATTTGATGTAGGAGTTTCACTTTCGGGATTCTCAATTAACATGAATGCCGGTACAAAATCATTTCCTGTAACTTCAACAAACATATCGTATTCTTCTTCATATTCATCAATATCTCTATCGATAAAGTCAATGTCAGCCTCTTCTAACATTTTTTTAAATGTGTGACAATGAGGACAACTCTTCATTGTGAACACAACTGCAATTTTATCCATTGATCAATTCACTTACCATTTCTTTTATCTGTCCTTCATTCATCATACCCACTTTTGTCTCAACCACTTCACCAGAATTAAACATCTTTACAGTTGGTATACTTCTGATACCAAGGCTTAAAGCGACTTCTCTGTTATTATCAATATTAAGTGTATACATTTGGACTTCACTTTCGTTTGAAGATGCAACTCTTTCAAAAATTGGTTTCATCATTTTACATGGTCCACACCACTCAGCCCAAAACTCAACCACAAGTTTTTCACCAGCATTTATTTTTTGTTGTAATTCAACACTACTAATTTCCATCTTTTTTTAATTTTTTTAGGTTTAATATAAAGAACTCAACGTCTTTTTTTCTATTTATAGGATAATATATCTTACAAGAAAATGAAGAGACTAATGGGTCAGTTTTAGATAAATATATGTAAATATTGTTATCATAAATAAATATTCCATCAGAATATGAAACCCCATCAGTATATTGCATACCGTCCAATAAATAATTCTCAAATCTTGGTTTTTCAAGTAAACTTTCAGGTGTTAGTTCAATAAAACCCGTTAGTTGGATTGTTGAATACAATATTTTATTTTCCTCTATGAGGAAATCTAAAAGTCTTTTTTCGTGTTTGAATTTTTCCATAATACAAAATGGGGGTCACTGACCCCCTTTTCTTTTTTTATACTAATAATAGTTCAGCGGCTTCCCAAAGTTTAGTGTTTAAACGATTCGTGGCTTGGATGCTTTTGATTCCACGAAGTGTTGTTTGTCTTCCTCTTGGACTTTTGTAAGTGAATCCACCTCGAGTCATTTTCTCTTGTATCACATTAAATACTGTCCAAAGATCACTTCCCTCATCCTCAGGTCGAAACGGTGTTAGGATGTCTGTAATGTCAATAGATTCAGGTCCATTTCCAACCGCCCAACGGATCTTAACCGCTTCTTTGATTAAACGGAGTTTTTCTTTTTCAGTTAACTCCTTTTCCATCATTCGAGTAACTGACTCTTCGATTCTTGGGAGTTTCTTAGAGAAGTCCTCAGCTAAACCTCGAACATCGTCGAATGAAAAGTGATTGTGTCGAATTGAGAATTTCTCCGCTACTGACGTAGGAACTGTAAGTCCATTTGAACATACCAATCGGAAAAGTCCTGCTCCCATAGAGAATGTTGCAGTTCCATCGTGAGAGTTTCTAACGATTGCTTCAACAACTGTGTCACCAACTTTTGGTAATTCACTGTTTCTGTATTTTAATTCGTGCATTGAATGGATACCTCTACCTGTTTGTTTTACAGATGACAGTTTCCAACCTTCTCGGTCAAAAATCTCCATTACTTCATTAGTTGGTACGAACTCATACTTGTTCGTCATTTTAGAAGATGGTGATGTGGCGAATACTGCCGGTGCAATTGATTTGATTAGTTCTGGTGTGTATATCATAGTTAATTATTTTCTTTGTTTTTGTGTTTGACTTTACGAGTATATGATTTCTTACTTTTTTGCACGATAGGTCTAGTTGCCTGCCAGATTTCTTGTATCGTTACTTCTATAGTTTTCATTTTGTTTCTCGTTTATCACTCTACAAAGATAATAATTTTTTAATAAATACCAACTTTAATTTAAAATAATTTTTCCCCACTTTGTTTTTTGGACATACCCTTCAACAACAGCCTTAGGGTTTGGTTTTTCAAATAGTTCAGGAATCTTTAATTCCAAGACAATGTCAATCATTTGTTGTCTAGATAAAACATGATCTAATCCTTCATCAACATTGTTTTCTGATTTTTCTCTTAATTTCAAATAAAAGTCTTCTTTTTGAACGTTTCCTATAAGTTGCATTAAGTCACCAGGATTATTTTCAAAAAAGGAAATTAGTTGTTTAATGTATATCTCACAATCAATATTTTTCATACCTAACATTTTTAATAATTATAGGAAAAAAATTCCTTATAAAAAAGAAATGGGACTTATTAAAGTCCCAAATCACTTAGATCAACATCGCCGTAGTCTTCGTCATCATCATCACCCATGGCATCTTTATATTCTCTGTCTTTTAAATCTTTAACGATATCATCAACCATTCTTTGAATTATTTGTTGTCCTTTTGGATCCCCACTTAGGATCTTTTTAGCTAAACTCATAAATTCTTCTGCGTTTAAAGCTGAAAAACGCATGAATAAATAATGTTGGATATGTTTCATATCATCATCGAACAATTCCATAGGGTAAGTTGAAACGAACTTCTCCCAAAAAATTGGTCCTAAACGAGAGTCCCAAATCTCAGCAGGAAGTGAATCTTCAGCATTTAATACCATTTCTCTTTGTTTTGGGTCATCAGGTAAACCATGAGTTCCAAATACCTCATAAACACCTTTAACTAACTCGTGTACAAGAAGTGGGAATGTAACAGCTCTAGCTTTTACTGTTGGTGGATCTGTCTCATCATCATATTCTGACTGACCCATTTGACCACCGCCACCACCTGCCATTCCTTCCATATCAGGAAAGATCCAATAAGCATGTTCCATCAAAGATTGGGTAACAGCATAAAGGTTCATTAATTGTGGGTTGATATCATTGATTTCATTTCTTACAAGATTATACATGTGACCTCCTTTGAAAGCCGCTCCTTGAATTAATGAGTTAATAAATCTTCTTTTAGCTCTTTCTAAGTTGAAGTTTTCAACGTCACCCATAAACTCTTCAATTTCTTCTTCACTTGGCATTTCGGCTTCATCTTTCATCCCTTCTGCGGCACCCATAGGTTGTGTCATTAGTTCAGCCTTGAACTGCATTGCCCCTTCAGGAATACCCATTTCTTTTTTTACAAGTTCAATAGCCAAATCTTCAAGTTGTTTTTTGTTTTGTGACTGAATCATAACAAGTCTTTGCATCGCTTGACCAACAGTTCCCATTAACTGCATTAAAGCATTTTGACCTTGTATAATTCTTGTATCACCCATAGCCATTCTAACTTTGTCAACTGAGTCTTTGAATCTCTTGGAAGATATTAATTCAACAAAGTCTTTATCCATATTAGGGATAGCAGGAAAATTATGGTAGGGGGTTTTTTTACCGGTGATTTTTCCCTCAACATCTCCAGCCATTCTTTCAGGACCTTCGTAGTCAATTGGGGCTTCCATAAGTCTAACAAATTCAGATTTTGGCAAACCTTCAGTGTATAATTTTTTTCTTAAATCTTTCATATTATTCGAAATCAATTCCAAGTTCATCAAAGGTTAACCAATCAGGTATCTCATCTTTTCTATTTCTAGCCTTAGGATCCGGTTTTGGTCCTGGTTTTGGGCTATATGGAGTATTAGGTTTTGTTCTCGGTTTAGTTCCAGGTGTTACCTTAGTTCTTTCTTTTTCTTTTGTACCTGGTAACATTACAGGAAGATCCATTTCTTCGTCCAATTCCATATCATCATCACTATGTCTATATTTAGTTTTGTATGATGGCATGTCATGAGGTATTCTCAGTTCAGGATAATATTCTTCTTCATCATCATCCATATCATCATCCATATCACCATAATCTATATCATCATAATCTACGAATTCTTCTTCATCGTCAAATTGTTCCTGTTCTGAAATAATTTTACCTCTATTGTAATTAAAAAGATACTTAATATCATTAAGCTCTTCAAGTATTTGTTTTTTCATACCAATTTTATTTAATAAATATCTAGTTTTTTTATTCTGTCACCATATAATAATGATAACCCAAAGAATAATATAAAAATTGACCCTTCTTTTTTAACACATTATTAATTTCTTCTTGTTTGGTTACTTTAGCACCAACAATTTTTTTATCTTTTGGTAGTTTTCTACCAGGGTGTGTATTTAACACATCCTCAATAGGGTCCAAGAAATATTTGAGTTTTTTAATTAGGGTTTTTTTATCACCTACGGTCCCGATTCCGTATTGTTTACAAAGAGTTTTGATTTCGGGTAATTCGAGTTTGTTTAAGTCTTCCATACCACAAAGATACGAAAAATTTTACAATTCACCAACTCTGAAATTTGTAAAGAATGATTTGTACTTACTTTCAAAGTAGTTCCAAGTGGGTCTACGGCTCATTTCTTTATCGTGGTAACCTTTTTGATATGCTTCATTAACAATTCGTTTTTCATCTTCTTTAACTTGATTTTTAATTATAGTCAAAGCAAGTTTTGTTTCTTCAGAAAGTCCTTCTGTTTTAGATAATTCTAAGATTTTTTTTTCGATTGGTCCCATAGTGATAATAAATATATATTTAAAATTCTTTTAGATCAACATCCACGTCAATTGGAATTCCGTATTTTTCTAACTTTTTATAAAAAAGGTCATAAACTTCCCCTCTTAAATAACCAAGAAGATCACTTCCTTCATAATTGGATTGAGCTTCAAAATAAGCCGCCTCAATCGTATCGTTAACTTGAATTTCGTTATCGGTTCCTTCTTCATACATTTGGAAATCCATGGTTCCATTTGGATCTACATTTACAAATATATCTACTCCAAAATCTTCACCTAATCTACCAAACTGACTTACTTCAATAACTTCTACTCTTGTATCAAGATTACCCCAATCACTTGTAAGGTCAAATATTTTTTCGTCAATTTCATTTTTAAGTTTTTCAAATAAGTTATTAAATCCACCGTTGTATCTATACCAAATGGGTCTAATGATTTGAAAGTCTTCATTTGTGTTTTTTCTAATATCTGTAATGTCGTATATTATATCATCAATATAAGGTTCTTCACCTCTCTTTTTTTGTTGGTTCCATACTGTATAACAAAGTTTCTGAAGTTTATCTTCAGTTAACTTATTATATTGTTTTTCTGTAATTATTATTTTCATGACTCCGCTTTGATATATTTTACATCAACATTAAATTTATTTTCAAAAGAGTTTTTAATCATATCTAACACTTTTTCTTTTTTGATTGGGAACCAAGATTCTAAGTTGTTTAAATATTTTTTTGATATCCACAATCTACCATCAGATTTATCATATTCAATAAACGGCTCGTTATCAATGTTCCAAACAGCAGTTTTATCCCAAATAACAATATAATAATCAACATAAGAAGGTTTGTTTTCATCTAAGGTATCATCTACGAGTGATTTCATAAAATCATTCATTAGTTTTTCTTTCTGTGATTCTGTAATTATTATTTTCATTCTTCAGATATAATTAAATATGGTACTATCACTTCATATCCTGTGACAGGTAAAATTATTTCATCCATACAGTCTTGGACAACATCTTTAATTTCTTCTTGTATTTCCCAACCTAAATCTTCATGATTTATTCCTTCACTTAAAGATATGTGTCTACCATCCATAAGAGTAACAGTTCCTCCCGGTAATGTTTTTCCATATAAATAAAAATCATAATCTCTATATTCCATATTATCAATCACCCACTCGAAATCATATCCACCAGTGATTCTATCATCAAAGTCTTTCGTTGAAAATGTTTTTCCGATTAACTTTTTAATAACTTTTTCAGTAAAAACCTCATCTCCAACTAATTCTTGAAATGCTGTTTGAGCATAATATTTTTCCTGTCTAGTTGTAATACCCCAAAAATCTAAATCTTCTTTATTAAATCTAATTTGTTGACCTTTTTTTTGTTGGTTTCTCCAATACTTTTTAAGACCCTCAATGTTTTTAATAGCAACATGCACTTCCTTCAAAAGACTATATTGATTATTAGATATTATTATTTTCATAACTATACAATATTAGCCCCACTTACCTCTTTTATTTCAACATCAGGAAAAAGTCCTTTGAAGTAATCGTAAACTGCGTTTTTCAAGTGTCTCGAAACAATGTGATAAGGAATATATTCTTCCATCTCTTTATCTATTGAATAATCATAATATACGGTTTTTGATGGTATTCTATATACAAATAAAGGGTCTCCGTTTTCAGTCATCAGATAAATTGATCCTGGCCATTCACCCCAACCTTTGACATCTTTAGATATTGTCTTTAAAAACAACTTCTTATACTTTGGATATTCATCAGCGTACTCAGCATCAAAACGATCTCTTCTATAGGTTTCGTTGATTAGATTATACTGTTCTTCTGTTATGATGATTTTCATATAAGATAAATACTTTGTTAAATAAAAAACCCCCGATCAAAAGAAGGGGGGGTTTTAAAAGAATGTAATTTATTTATTATCCTATTTGTTGTTTCAATTGGCCAATTGCTTGTAGATAAGCCGAATTATCTTGTGGACTCATTTTACTTTTTAATTTGTTATATTTATTAACCATTTGATTGTATTGTCTCATCGCTTTGTTTTTATCTCTATTACCTTGTCTAAATTCTTGTCTGATTTGTGATGCAGTTTTTAAGTCTGCTAAAACATCAGGGTTTTTTGACGTAGGTGCTGGTGTTGTTGCGTTTGTAGTTGTAGTTGCGTTTGTGGGTGTTGCTGCGGTTGTAGATGTTGTTGACGCCACTGTAGGTGTTTGCGCCGTTGTAGATGCGGTTTGTGGTGCGTCAAATGTCTCATCACTTCCGTCAACTTCACCAGGTCCCTGAAATTGTGCTACTGTTGATAATGTAGGTAGTTGTGAAATTTTATCTATAGCTTTTTGATTAGTCGCTTCTGTCCAATCTACAAATTTTCCTTGTGTTTTGTATCCTTTAGCCGCGACACTTGTAGGGTTATCCTTTAACTTGAAATAATATTTATCTCCCACTTTTTTATAATCATAATCCTTATCCGTACCTTGAAGCAGTACTTCATTGTTTGCATTATCGTCTTCAAATAAAAAACCTAATTCTTTAGATCTTCTACTTTCATGAAGATTTAAAATTCTTCTTTTTTCTTCTTCATTAATTATTAATCTTCTATTCATTTTTAAGAGTGTGTAAATAAGTTGAAGTCTTCGTCTGTTTCAGCTCTTCTGAATACAGATTCAGGTAGAACTTTCTTAGGATCGGATCCTCCAAGGTTTAGTACCATAAGGTTTTGCATATCCCCAACACATTCAGGTAATTTTTGAAGGTCTGGGTTATTAACTAAAGATAAATATTGTAAATTTTGTAATTGACAAATTGCTTCAGGTATAGTTGCAACACATCCAACAAAGTTGATTGCGTTCAACTGTTTGAACCTTCCAATGTCGTTTGGAATATTCAATGAAATTTTGTCTCTTGATGTGTTTTTGAATGTAAGTCTTTTCAATGACTGAGGAAGAGTGGCAAAGAATTCGTCAAAACCATAAAGTGCAATGAATTTTGATGCCGAATCACCTGGATAATCAATCACAACTTTTTCACCTTTATCTCCGGCTAATGACTTCATGAACTCAGGTTTGAAGAATTGTTTTAGTCCTTCTTCATTTGTGTTTAAGAATTCAATCAAATTGATTGGTCTGTCATCCGCATCCATATACTGATTATCAGGGAAGTGGAATTGGTATCTGTTTGCCGGTAAACCTGAAACATCTCCAACTTCTTTACCGTAAGATTTAAATGATGTTGGTTTGTTTGGAATTACAACATACAATGGTCCTTTACCAATATAACGATCAAACCAAGAAAGTCCAGGTGAAGATGTACACCAAGTAGTTTCTCCTCTTCTACCTTCATTATGAGATCCACCATAGAAACATGCGGCTTCTTTACCTAATGGACCTTTGTCTGATATTTTAGCAACTGTCCAATCTTGACCTCTATAAACGATGTCAGCACCAGGGTGAGCATATGTTGTTGATGCTTCTTTTTTCTCAGCGGCAGTCGCTTTGGTTTTTTCTAAACTGAAATCTTTAACTTGATCAAATAAAGTCTCAGGAGTTAGTTTGTTAATATCTCTATACTCTTGAGGTAATCTATTTTTAAATCTTTCAAACTTTTGGAGGTTTGTTGTAACCTTATATAAGTCTTCCATAAAAAGATCTTGGAATGCCTTTAAAGCCGCTTTATATTGACCTGATTGTGGATCTGAAACCATTAAAGGGTGATCAGCAGGTAATTTAGGAGTGACAAAGTTTTTTAGTAACCATTGAGCGTATTTCCCAATTTTAACCTTCTCCATCTGTTCAGGTTTAACATTATCGATATCCATACCGTCAGGGACCTTTGTAGTTGGGTCAGCGGCGATAAGTGCAAATAAAGTTTCAAAAGGCATAATACCTCTTTGACCTCTTTCTTTTGGTTTTACGAACTTATCGAATAATACTTGAAATCTTGAACTTTCAACAATAAGATCTCTTAATAGATTGGTGAACCTAAGTGACATAATATTTTTTATTTAATAAATATTTGTAAACAGTAAAAAATTAATAATTCATTATCAATAATTCTTCCCCCATATTTTGTTTCTCACCTTTCTTAGCAGCCGCAGCTTTAGCAAACTCTTTTTTAACCCAAGTGTATTGGTCTTCGGGAAACCATTCGTGAAGTAATTCAAAGTCATAGTAAGATAAAGAAAACTTACCTTGAACCCCGTGTAAAACATTAGCCAAACGTTCATGATCTTGACGATCAAAGTCGTGGTTGGAGTAGTAATTTTCCGTTTTCCAATACGGTGGGTCCAAATAAATGTAAGTTGATGGTGAGTCATACTTATTGATTACATCTGCGAAATCCATGTTTTCAACATCAGTAATTTTTAAAAAGTGATCCAACCAATCAGGTTTAGATAACTTATCTCTAAATGTAAGATATTTTGATTTGTATTTCCCTTTAAGGTCAATGAAGTTAGATGTCTCAGGTTTTGATCCACTAAAAACTTGTGTTAGAATATAGACATACTTAGCGGCAACTTCATAATCGCCAGGTTCTACGCTGAAACCTTCATTAAAAACTTCAGCCTGAAAGCTGATAAATTGTTGTTTGTATATTTCAGGTGTAAGATCCACGCCTTGTTTTTGACAATCAATTGAATTTATCGCCCTTAACAACTCGTTTGGGTTTTGGACGCATTTGAATAGATTATAATTTAGTGGGTTAAAGTCGTTATAAACAACTTTATTTAGATTTGGGAATTGTTTTAGATCCATATTATAGAAACACCAAAACATTCCTCCGAAAGTCTCTAAATAGACCTCCATGTTTTTGTCGTAGAATGGAACAATCCATTTACCAATTTTACTCTTACCTCCGATATAACTTAACATGTAATAAAGATAGTAAAAACAAGATGACTAATCAATTGTATTTTTATTTTTCAAATATTTATTCTAGTATGAAAATGCTTCAAACTCTAAGATCAATTATTGCCGAGCAAGCCGACAGGGAAGATTTATTATATATCAGTCCAAGAGGTAATTCATTCTATGCTTCAAGTCATCAATCAATAGATAGAAAGGGTAATAAAGATTTTGATTTCATAAGACAATCAATTTTAGATTCTATTGACTCTGATACTTCAACACACGAAAGAGTTGCGGTCCCTAACGACATTTTATCACAAGTTATAGAATTAAAATATCCAAAAATTATTAGATCATTTGCTGATCATTCATTGGGTGATAGGTTAAAGTTTGTTTATAGAGATGAGGACAATGAAGATGAAGAAGTTTTTGATTATTTAGAATTTATAATTGAAAAGTCTACTGACAGGGTTTATGTCATTCCAACAAGTACTTATTCATTTGATGGTAATTATCTTAGATTCTTCAACAAAAACAAACCCCAACAAAAGAAAGTAATGTTGGAAAACTATTTTCATATTAAAACCATTGTGTTATAATTAATTTATGGAAGAGAAAAAAGCAACAGAAGTAAAATGTAGAACTTGTGAAGAAAGTAAACAAGTACAGAACACTCAAAGATTTGTTCTAATTGGTGGTGGGATATTTTTCTTTTTTGGTATATACGGTATCGTATCGTTTGTCAAAGATGTTATATCTTTATTTTAATCCCTATCAAATCTCACATATTGGTTGATCATCAAATCACCAACAGTATCTAATCTAAATCCTTTTGCTTTGACTCTCAATGGTAGTGATGTATCAACTTTTTTGGGCATCTTAACATTCATCATACCATCGGGATGTGGGACATTAAAACTTCCTTGTTTAAGTTCATCAAGTGTCATAAAAACATTATATACCAAATGATTACCCACCTTATCAAATCCATCCTGTGGTTTCAAATCAACTCTAACAACAAGATCTCCATAGTTTCCATTTTTAAAATCTCCCATTCCTTGTAATCTTAAAAACTGACCATTATCTATTCCATGAGGTAGAGATATGTCCAAGTTTTTTATTTCAGGTTTTGATCCACTTCCACTACACATAAAACATGGGTTAATGGTTATACTTCCAATTCCTCCACATCCATCACAAGCCATCTGTACTACTTGAACAAAAAATCCTGATCCAACTTGTCTAACTACAACACCTGAACCGTTACAAGTCCCACAAGTTTTTTTATCGCCGCCAGTGCCTGAACATGGTTCGCACATTGTTTGTCTTCTATATGAAAGAGAATGTTTATTTGCCCTATATGAATCTAAAACACCAACATTCACTGTAATGTTTGTAGTGTGTACGGTTTGTCTTGGTTTTCTACCACCAAACATATTAGAGAACATATCTTCATAGTTATCATAATTACCAAATGGATTTTTTCTTTTGGTATCGTATTCTCTTCTTTTAGATTCATCACTTAAAACATCGTAAGCAACCGAAATCTTTTTAAACTTATCTTCATCACCACCTGTATCAGGGTGATTCTCTTTCGCCAAATTACGGTATGCCTTCTTTATTTCATCTTGAGTCGCATTTTCTTGGACCCCCAAAACTTGGTAAAAATTTTCATTATTCATTTATAAAAAGAAAATATTATTATTAATTTATGAACTACTTAGTTGTTGTCTTTAAAAATAAAGAAAGAAAAAAAATAATCAACAAATTTAAAACTAAAGAAAGGGCTAATCTTTTCTTCGATAAATTAATTGAGGAAAATCAATCTGTCATTTTTGAAACTAAGGTTGAAAATGCAAAACCTTGTGATTATGAATTGTCTATTCTTGAAAAGAAGGATAATAACTTTGATAAGATGTTTGTTAGGGATGAGATGGGTAGGCAGGTTTTGGTAGATTTGGATGATCCTGACTATAAGATACTTAAAGTTGTAAAATATAAAATACCTGAAAAGATTTACGACGTTGATAAAAAGACAAAAATAACTATGGATGTTTTTATCAAAAACTACTTACCAAAAAATTCAATAAAGTTAATTTCAAGATTGAATAATAAGGTTGTTTTACAAAATGATGATGATGTTAAATTGTTTTCATTGAAGGATGAAAACGAATCAAAAAGATTTTTAGATAACCTTAATGAATTTTTAATTTCTCAACAAAGAATTGATTGTATTATAGTTTCTGAATCCTCCAAAGCACAAAAAAAATACTTGTATGATATTTTATCTGAAAAAGGGATTAGTAAACAATCCCTATATAGGAGATCAACTACTTTTAAAACTAGATAGTACTTTTCTAATCCAACTTTGTTTTTTTGGTTCTTCTATTTTGACTTCTTCTTTAATTTCAGATCTTTCAAAATTTTCGTGAATAAATACGTGTTCAATTCCTGAAATATCAATAGAAAATCTTTTGTGTGAGTGATCTATTTTTCGAAAATTTTCTTGTACTTGTTTGAAGTCCTCGTCATTTAATTCATAAACACAAATGACTTTACCATCAGGAAAAATATTTTGCAATCCATCAGTGACTAATGCCAGTTTTTCTAAGACCCCAATAACACTTTCTTTATTTTCTTCCATAAACTAAGTTTTTCTTGTTTTGGTAAAACTTCTTCTTTTTTTATTGATTTTAATGAATTTATTAGATCTTTTTTTTCTTTATCTAATTCGATTTTATCTTTTTCAATTTCACTGTTCAACCAATCCACCATTTGTTCCTCTCGTGTCAACGATTTCTTCTCCATCATCTAATTTTTCTTCTAAAATATCAAATTTTAATGACTGTAAATTGTCTAAGTTTTCTTTTTCAAAAATTCGTTTTAATTCGTCTATTTTTTGTTTCAACAATTTCTCTTTCATTTCGATTTCTTTATTGTAAGAAATTATTTTCTTTATATTAGAAACTGTTTGGTTCATTTCTACTTCGTTAAATTCAGTAACAAATGAAAAAAATCTAAAATTATCATTTAATTTTTCGTTCTCAACAATCTTATCTTCTATCACATATTTTTTAGGTATTTTCCAATTAGCAGGAAATTCAATATCTATTGTCAAGTATGTTTTCAATTTTCTAACTGACACTAAAAATTGAAATATGTCTTTTAATTCGTTATACATTTTTTTAAAAAAATTTGATTAAAATATAAGTTATTAAGTAGGATACAAAGAAGTAATTGGATATTTTTTCAAATCCTCGATAAATTATCTTCTGAGGATTTTCACTTAATATTTCAGCAGAAATCTTAAATATTTGATTAGTAACAAATATTATTGATAATACAAAAATAAAAAGACACAAAATATCCAATTCCCTCATATTACTTTTTTTTCTCCTCTAAAATTTCACCTCTTAATTGTTGTAAAAGTGCCTTTAAATCTTGTGAGGTTTTTCTAGCTCTTGTACCAGCACTTTTGTTTCCGCTAAAGAATTTGTTAACGTCAACACTTAGTTGCTCAGTAAGCTCTTTAATTTTTTCTAAAGTTTCCATTTGAAATTAAAAAATTATTGTTTATTACACATAAATTAGGTTCTAAATAAACTATTGTAAAGTTTAAACCTTAAGATTTTTATCTAGTGTTTTGTATATATTAAAGATTAAATCAAGATCGACTTGTGTGAATGCCTTTTCTCTATTGAAAAGATCATTGAAAAATACATCTATTGAATTTCTAATTGCTTCTTTGCTTTGTCTGTAATATATCTCATTGAATAGTGTAAAAAAATACTCGTAGTGATCTCCTTCCATGTCAAATGAAATACTTTCTCTTTCAAAGTTATCTATGATTTTTTTCCAACACCAGTTGAAGTGTTTTTTGTTGTCGGTGTCATTCATCTTTACTGTGGTTTCACCATTATCAGATTCATCTCCAAGATATGTATTTTTGATTAACAAGAATAGACTATAAGACAGGTCATAATACAATTCCATTTTTTCAGGAATTATATTATTGACCCTGAACCAGATGTCCACCTCTTCAGGGTCAAGATTTTTTGTAATGTAATTTAGAAAATTATCCATAGTAAAAAACTATGAAAAAATTATAGGATAAGACTAAGTAATGTAAATTATTGAGTCTTTTGGTTATAGCCCATTAGATTTTGAATTCTTTGGAATTCTTCTGTTAATTTTTGTTTTTCTTTTTGATTAACAGATTCCTCAACTTTATTCAAAACACTTTGTGCGGTTTTTTTACCTTTCTTAGATTTTAAAGAACCTCTTTCAGTTACCTCACCAGCCTGATCAACAGGTTGGGTTTGTCTCTTATAAGAAGCCTGTTGTTGTTCTTGACCATAAAGATTATCTTTATAGTTTTTGAAGAATTTCTCACCAACTTCACTTGGTACAACATTACCTAAAGCCTTTCCGTCTTTATCAACTTGTGCATTTCCTGTAGTACTGTCACCTTTCAGATATTTTTCAATTCTTTCATCATTAGGTTTGATCTCATCATAAACTAAATTAGTTTGTCCAGGATAAGAGAATGCATCAATGTATTCATCAACAGCTTCAGATGGAGTATATTTTTTTCTTTTACCACCATTTTCAGTTGGGAATTTTTGTGTTTCTTTCATTTCGTATTTAGACTCTTTGTCAGACATACCTTTCAAGTAATCAGTCATTTTTTTAGCAACCATCTTTAAATAATCTTCATTTTCTTTCTTATCTTTTCTGTGTGCTTTTTCGTACTCTTGATAACCTTTAGGCTCGCTCATTTTGAATTTTTTTTCTTCATTTACTGTTTTTTCAATAAGTGAAATCAACTCATTTTCAGTAAAAATTAAAGACTCAGTAACCTTTCCTTTCATTTTTTTACTTTTAGCTGCAGACTTCATAGATTCTTTTTTATTACCATCTTTGTCTAAATCTAAAAAGTCAGGTTTACTTTCTTCTTTAAACTCATCTTTTTCAAATTCAACTTCGTAAAGAGTTTCTTCCTCATCTTGTTGTTTTCTTAACATTTTGAAATCCTCTCTATCTATTCTACCGTTTTTGTTTTTGTCAAGTTTTGTTTGGTTTCCATATAATTTTTCATCAAGTTCAATTTCATACATATCACCACACTCAGTACATTCATCTTCTTCTAATTGATCCCAATCAGTTTCTGTGTCTAAATCTACTTCTTCCCATTCATCGTCTTCATCATCACTATGTCTATATTTAGTTTTGTATGATGGCATGTCATGAGGTATTCTCAGTTCAGGATAATATTCTTCTTCATCATCATCCATATCACCATAATCTATATCATCATAATCTACGAATTCTTCTTCATCGTCATCTTCCATATTGTCCATATCTTTCATAATTTTTTCAATTTCTTTTCTTGAAAGTTTTGAAAAATTCATCTTTCCATATTTCGGGTGTCCGTCATCCATGCCGCCAAGTTCCATAATCTCTTCATTTTGGTAACCACATTCTGAACATTCACCTTCATTCATTTCAGACCCACATTGTTCACAAGTTTCTTTCATACCTTCTTGTACATAGTCAAATGATTTACCAGCAGGATTGAATGGTGCCTCCTCATCATAATTCAATCTTTGTAAGATAGCATCTGCTTTCTCATTAATGTTTTCTGATATAATTTTTTCAAATCTTGAGTTAATATATTGTCTTGTGTTCATAATTATTTTTCTTTATAAATATCTTTACTTTTGTCTTTGTCTGATTTCCTGAAAGACAATTTCTGAAATATAGTTTTTATCAATCCCGTAGCTACTCGAGACACTGTCTATTGCGTTCTGCACTGATTCGTTTTCGAATATTTTCAATGCCTTTATATCCCCCTGATTACAATAAGGGAATTTTTTACATTTTTTCTTAACTTGGACAAACTTTCCTCCAGGAATTTGTGACTTAGAATATCCTCTGAAATCTTTTTTCTTCATGGATTTTGCCCAAATTGAGGGTTGATTATATTGTCCACTTGATGATACACTTGTTGCTTCTTTTGTTTCGGCTTTCGTTACTTCTCCATCACCATCCTCAATACTTAAGTCATATTCGGCTTGTTCTCTGACAGTCTTAACACCTTTAACTATATCACCTTTAGTCGTTGAGAATAATGGCATTGAGTATCCACCAGCGGATGCCGCTCCCATCGCCTCTTTAGATTCTTCTTTCTTTTTTGACTTGTTGGAATTTAAAACCGATTCAAGGAATTTTGTTATTTCCTCAGGATCTTTCAAATATTCTTTTATTTTTTTCTTTATTTGATTGTTTGACAATTTTTTGTTTTTAACCAACAAATAAACTTTCATCAAGTCTTCTTTATCTTTCAAAAAATCGGTAAAATGTTTTTCTTCAGATAATTCTGATGAAGCTTTGTTTAATGCTTTCAATGTATCATATTTTGCATCAGCATTATCTGCCAATCCATAACTAACCTTTTCCTTTATTTTGTTAAAAATATCTTCCATCACACACTTCTAAATTTTGACTCCCAATAATATCTTTGCTGATACATGGTCTGAAAGTATTCTTGGAATGATTTTATGACGATTTCTTTAACGTCTTTTTTAAGACCTCCTTTTTGCATTTCTTTGGAGATTTTATCAATCAACTTATCCTCAAATTGTTTAGCAGTGTTAGAATTGAAGAAATCTTTGATCTCTTTTCTAATCATTACTTCAATTTCTTTTTTATCTGAGGATGTAAGGGCCATTATTTAAAAACTGCGATATATGTTAATGGAGCAATAATAGCTCCTGATATAATATTAAATAGTGTATTTTTTGTTTTAAGTCTCTTCAATTCTTTGTTTAAATTCTCATTTTCTTCTTTATAAATTTTTACCTTTTCTTCTGTTTGTAAAATTATCTGACCACTTAAAGAATCTTTAACTTGCCAAGTATTATTTGTTTTTTCTAAAAGATTTATTTTATTATTAAGTTCGGTGATTTCTTTTTTATCTAGTTTTGATAATTCTTTCAATCTGTCGTAATCATTAAGTTCTAATAACATTTTTTGTGCTACATCGTAAGGAATACACATTTGGGTTGTGTCGACAGGTTTTTTTACTTGTGCTTCGGATATGAAACTAACAAACACAAATGAAATTAAAAATATTAGTTTTTTCATGTTAAAAATTATATCTACTTCTTAACAGACTATCAATTTGTTTCTTGTCTGCGTTTTTTATCTCTTCTCTTTTTTGAGTGTAAAAATTATTTACCTCTTTTTTCTCAATTTTTATATGTGAAATTTTATCGTCAATCTCATCAATTTTGTGTTGGTAAGATTGTATTGAGTCACTCAAACTTTTTTGGAGGTTTTTCATCTCGTTGATGTGTTTGTCTATTTGTTCTAACTTATATTTGTTAAGTTCTGACATATCAGGAGTTGGTGTAAAAACTCGAACCAACAAATAAACAAAAATCACCCCCAATAAACCAAGAACAATATTTTTCCAATTTTTAATTAAGAACTCTTTCATTTTTCAACATCTTCTTGTCTTGTTGCGACAATTTTACTCCATTTATTTTTAAATTTCTCATAATAAGCTTGTAACTTATTAATTGTTTCCAAATAATCTTGATCTATTTTTATCATTTGACCATTAATGTAGATACCATTTGGTTCGTTTATTGTATAGAAAAATTCAATATCATTTTCTAAAATTTTACCCGACCATTCAACGTTACTTGGGAAAACATTAAGTCTGCCAAATTCAACTAATTCGGCAACATCAGTTCTAAACTCATCAACACTTGAGGTAAATGCGTTTTTTTCATCTGTAGTCAATTGTAGATCGGCCTTAGTTTTTCCATGAAGAACGATAATATTGGCCAATATTCTAAAAGCCTTTTGTTTATCTCTTTGAGTTCCGATTTCATCAGAATCCTTTTTTTCTTTTTGGAAAGATTGGTTTTCATCTTTAACAACTTCTTCTTCCTTCTCAACAGGTTGTTCTGTTAATAACCCATACTGTTTTTTAATACGTTGGGCATCTTCATTTAAATTTGTATTAAAGGCATTTCTTGATGCTCTAATCAAATTTTTTATTTCATCGTAGTTACTCATCATTCAACAATTTATTAAATTTTTCAAAATCAAATGCCGGACTTAGATCCGTTGCAAATTCATCAAAGTTTGATCTCGTAATGATACCCATAAAAGACTCAACACCTTTTACCTTTGTGTTGTGTCCAATAAAGTTTTTTTCAATTTTATGTTTTTTTGTCAACTCTAAACACAACTCTGCAGTTTTTTCAACTTGTATGTCGGTGTATGGGTGCCAAAAAAAATAATCTCTCCACTTACGATCAAAAACTTTCTCTTTATAAATATTACCAATCCAATTAATGTGATGGTGTTTTAAAGGTTCTTTTTCTAACCATCCTAAGTTTTCCAAACAAACCACAATTGATTTGGAATTTATTCGATCATTATTAGTAAAATAACCATTTAATTCTTCATCTAATAACTGCAAAATCCTACCGTCTCTACTAATAATGTAATGAGGTAATCTGATAGGTTTTCCACCAAATCTAAATTTTATTGAGACCATATAATCAAAAAGTGTTCTTGATGTGTGACAAAGAACTATTTGATTTTTTTTGTCTTCTTTTTTAAAGTTTGTTTGGATTAAATTTTCAATTATTTCCATATATTATTTTTGATATTTTAAAACCCTCTTCTCAATCTCTTCTAACTTTTTATTAAACAATCTTTCTTCAACTTCATTTCCCTGATCATCAAATATTTGACCATTATCGTTTACGTAATATTTGAAGGGGACCTCGACAGGAACCTCAATTTCTTTTACCACTTCAACAGGAACTTCTCTTACAACCTCAACCAATCTATCAACAGGAACCTCTCTTACAACTTCCACAGGAACCTCAACAATTTTTTCAACTTCCTTAATAATTTCAACAGGAACTTCAACAATTCTTTCAACAATTTCAGGTTCGACTTGGGGGGTGACTTGGGGGGTGACTTGGGGGGTATGATTTGCAAAATAACTTTCAGGTATTTCTACCTCATCATAAAAAGGATACTCATCTTCAACTTTATCTTCTTCCTCATCTTTTCTTCTATAAATTTTAAATGCTTGGTTTGTAGAAATAACTAAAGCAATTGCTAAAGGATCAAACACAAATATCAGAGTTAGAATAAAAAAGTTAGCAGTTTTTTTAACATCCCAACCTGTAATCTCACTTAAATACTTGATTGCACCTAACTCACCTGATTCAATTTCTGTGGAAGCAAGATCTAATATTTCTAAATCTAATCTAGTAATACTATCATTAAGGGATTCAATTTTCTTTGATATTCCATCTCTATTCTCTTGAGCAACTTTTAACTGAGTCTCAAAAGCCTTTCTATTACCTCCATTTGCTCTTGTAATGACCTGTCCCGTCGTTCTATCTATTGATTGGGTAGTTGTGTTAGTTGAGAGGGCGTTTCTTAAATTGGTGATATCTTTGTCCAAAACACTTTTCTCTTTTTGATAGTCAGTTTTGATTTCTTCGAATCGAGTTTTTTTAACTTCAATATTTTCAATTACTTTATTGTTAATTTCAAGACCCGCAATATTTTTTTGGAATCCTGTTGAAAGTAACCCGTAGATACCAACAGAAGTTAGAATTGAAAGAACTACAAGGGCCATTGTAAGATAGATCTTCAAAACTCCGTAAGTTTCTTTCCATTTGTCGTGTAGATAGGTTGCAATTGCAAGTTTAGATATTTCTAAAAACGATCCCATTATAATAACAGGAATTGCAACAGCTGAGAAAATTATTGATAAACCTATAACACTATAATAAGCGGCAGTCCCTGACAATCCTAAAGCACAAAACAATAAAAACCAGGGTAAAAATTTTTTATTCATTTAATTTGTTTTATTTGATAAATATCAAAATAATCAAATGATTGATAATTATAAACCCTATAAAACAATAAAACCCCCACCGGTACCAGTGGGGGAGTGTAATTTCATTCTACCGTATAGATAGAATTGGGGAGTTTCACCCTGGTGACTTCAGGCACCTTCTGCCGAGTTGTATGGGTAATCTCGGTTCAACCCATTCTATAAATAATCAAATAATTCGGAAGAATCATTTCTAAGTCTACGAAGAGCTTTTTCTTTAATTTGACGAACACGTTCTTTTGTTAAACCAAAGTCAGATCCAATATCTTCCAATGTTCTTGGTGTTCCTGTTAAACCAAAGTAATCACCTACAATGACTTTTTCTCTTTCATCCAAAACATCTAAAAGTCTCATTAACTTATCTTTTAATATGTCTTTTGTGTGAAAACTAGCGTCAGGTGCTACAGCGTCTTTATTCTCAATCATATCAATCAAAGTATCACCGTCTTCATTGATATTCATATCCAAATCTATGATAGATGGTAAAGTTTGGAACTTGTCGTCAAGTTTTTTTCCTGTTTGCTCTAATTCCTTTTTAGCCTTTTGTAAGTCTTGGACAACGTTTACCGGTAGACGGATCGTTCTCGAATTATCGTTCAAAGATTGGATTATGGATTGTTTAACCCACCAAACAGCATAAGATATAAAACGTAAGTCTTTATTCCAATCAAAGTTCTTGATTGCTTTCATCAAACCAAAATTACCTTCTGCAATAAGATCTGACAAATCTAAACCTTGATTTTGATATTGTTTTGCAACTGTTATTACAAAACGTAGGTTTCCTGTTAAAAGTTCTTCCTCAATTTGTTGTTTTTCAATCAAGGTAAGATCATTCGACTTCATTCGTGTGGCTAAATGACGTTCGCGTTCTGCAGTCATTACCTTAATTTTTCTAATATCTTTAAGGTAGTGATAAATCTCATCCTGATTGATAGGTGCCCCTGTGTTTTTGTCTTTCATATATGTTTGTTAAAGTGATTTTGAGTATTCGTCTAACTTTTGTTTTTCAACTTCAGATAATGAATTCATACCTTGAGTACTAATTTTATCTAATAGTTCGTCCAAAGTCATATTACAAACTTCTTTTCTTTTTAGATTTAAAATAAGATCTGCAATATCCAAAAACGTTTCACCATCACCAAGATTTTTTGTTCTTAATTTTGGTGCCGCTGGTTTATGTTTCTTCGGTGTGGTGTTCTTTAACGACATTAAGTGCTCAAGGTTGTCTTCATCAAAGTTTGAACTGTGGTCTCTACCTTTTTTTGTTAAAAGATATTCAAATCCCGGTATTTCTTCGGAAATAAAGAATACTACATCAGCAACATCTTTAAAATCACTTTTACATCCAAAATGGAAGATTGCATGTCGATCTCCATACATAAATTTAACCTGACCACTAGTCATATGTTCTGCAAGTTGTGTTCCGATTTCTTGTGTTTTTTCTTCTGAATTTTCTACTTCAGAATTATAATATACAAAAAGTAAGTAGTTCATTTGTGTGTTTTAATTGTTCTACAAATATACTGATAAAATTCTAATTAGTTTTAAAAATTCTATAAAACTTTTGACAAATTGTTTTCTTTCTTAATTTTTACAACATGATCACCCCAAGTTGATACTATTGAGTTGTGACTTATTACAAAGATCTTTTCAAAATAATCTTTAATTTTTGTGAAGAATTCATAAACCATCTCTAAGTTGTCATTAGCAATTTTTCCAAACACCTCATCAAGAACAACAAGATTTGGTTTGGGTAAACTTGCAATCTTAGTAAGAACTGATCTCAAAGCTAATGAAGAAATTGTTTTTTCAAAACCTGAACCTGAAGTCATTAATTTCTCAACACCAGTTGCATTATCAGTCATAATAAATTCAACCTCATTCTTTTCATTAATACGAATTTCCAATTTGAAATAACATGAGTCTTCCATCAATCTTTGTAATTCAGAATTGATTAATGGCATCATTGTTTTCATAATTATTTTTGATATACCGTTCTTACCATAAAGTTCCAAGTAGATCTTATATATCTTTTCTTTTTCTTCTTCCTCTTTAATTGTAACAATTTTCTTTTGGTTAATATCAATCTTTTCCTCAATAGATTTAATTGATCCCTCGTTTGTTGTGATTGAATTATTAATCGTTCTTCTTTGATTTTCCAACTCATCTAATCTCACGTCGGCCTTTATTAACTGAGCTTCGATTTTTTGATTTTCTTGGATTTTATCTTGAATTTCCTCCCATCTTTTGATCTTATCACTTAACGACCCAATCTTAAGGTCACAACTTTCAACAGAAATCTCATACTTTTCTTTAACCAACTTGTTTTTTTCATATTCGTCAAACTCTTTTTTGAGTTGTACAAAACTTTTTTCTTTGTCGGATAAATCCGTCATAAGTGTTGTTTTTGTGGTTTTTTGCACGATAAATCCATCTAATTCGGCAATTTTGGCATTTGTAATAGCAGCATTCATCAACTCAATTCCACAGTGTTCACATTTGATTCCACCTTCAACTGAAGATTTTAATTTGTTAATTGACGCAATTTCTGTATCAACTTTAACGATCTCTTTGTAAAGAATGTTGATCTCTTCTTTAACCTTGTCATGGATTTCTTCTTCATAGAATTTAGAAGGTTCAACAACTTTGATTTCGGATATTTTTGCAAGATATCCCGATTTCTCACGTTCAATTTCTTTAATTTCATCTTTGGTTTTTTCAGGGTTTAACAAACTCAATTCTTGATCAATGTTTGTGTGTTTTTTCTTTAACATATCATCACGATATGTTTTACCTTTTGTTATCGCTTCATCAGTCTCAACCAATTTTAATTTACTTTCCTTAATTTGATTTTGTAATTCAGAAATTGAGTTTTGATACGTTTCAATATCAGTCTTTAATTGCTCTGATGAATAAATGTTGGAAATTTTTTGTTTTGAAAACTCGGAGTAGATTTCTTTTGCAACTTCTTCTTTTCTTTTCAAAAACTCAAGTCCCATAAAACGTGACAAAACCTGGCCTCTTGCCGTTGGTTTTGACTCTAACAACTCTTCAAGATTTGATCCTGTTGTTAGAATTGTCATTAAGAAGTCCTCTTTGGTTCCAATTGAATTCTTAATGAAGGCTTCTGTTTCTCTTCTTTGTTCACCAGTAAAATTTAATAAGGTACCGTCCGATAATTTTTTGAAGAAGTCCAATTCTGTTTTAACGTTCCAATCACCTTTCTTAGATAACTTTCTTTCAATGTTTCTTATAATAACATAATCTTCACCATCAATTGTAATTTCACCTTTAACGTGAACTTTGTCTTTATTTGAAAATCGGTTGAAGATCTCCTCGGCTTTGGTTGTTTTTGTCGTTTCATTAAAGAATAAAAACATTAGGAGGTCAACGGTAAGAACCGTTTTCCCCCCAAAGTTTGGTGGATCAGACTCAACCACCACAATCCCATTTAACTTATCAAAGTCTAATCTTTGATTTTCTCCATATGATAAAAAGTTTGAGAACTCAATGTTTCGAATATACCACTTTTTAAATTGAGCTTGGTTTTCTTCGTCCCCAGACATTCTATTCTCAACCATTCTATTAATAGCTAATATATCCTCACTTTTATCTTCGTGCCCTTTTGACTTTAGATAGTTTGTGATTAGTTCAAGTTGGTACTGAGCATCGTTAATATTTACCGAAACATCAATACTTTGCATCGTTTCGGTTTCAACGTTTTTTGCCTTTGTTAACACATTTACATTCGTTGTGTTATACTTTTTTGAGAAGTAATGTTTTACACTTTTGAGTTTATCCTGTGTGAAGTTTTCTGGTAAATCTTCCCAAACAACTTGTATAATTGGGTTTTCAAACGTAGAAAAGTCCAAGTCTTTTATCATAATATTGTAGTTAAATAATTTTGGCGGATTAAAAAGATCCATTTTTATTCTTCTGTTGGTAACTCTCTATCTTCGATTGTATATCCCGCACTATCATATTCAGGTTCAAATTCTTTGTTGATTTTTGCAGACTCCTCTTCATTAGGAGTGAACTTGAATGCATGGTCAACTATTTTATCTTCAACTAATTCCATTTTAACTTCTTGATCTCCCACCATTGCAGTCATTTCATCATTTTTCAATTTTTCCAATTGTTGTTGTAGTAACATATCAAAAGCTTTTTGCATGCCAGCCTTTTCTTGTTTAATTTTTGCATTTCGTTTTGCAACTTTCTTTCTGTGTTCTTTTGCCGCTTTTCCCATTTTTACTTTTAGTTAATTATTATTATTTGGTCTATTTTCTTCAAACCATTCGATTACACTATTAATCGCCCATACGGCACCTGCCGATAACATTCCATCAAAAAATATAGAAATATATTTATTAAGTCCAATTATTTCATGCCAAGGTGCAAACAATGTTAACGATAAAAAGAATCCTACCCATGTTGATGTGCAAAGTACACATTTTATTAAGTTTGAAATGAATTCAAATACTGGTCTAAAAATAGTCAATCCAACATTAGGTTGTGCGTTATTATGGATCCAATTTCTTAATCCGTTGAAGATTGATCCGTAAACCAAAATATTGGTCATCCCATAGGCCGCAATCATCCACATTAAAATTATCATACTCGTCTATTTAAATTTGATCCCCTCAAAAGGTAAGCTTGATTTTGATTACCGTTAAGAAGTTCTCGGTTTATTTTTTCCAATTCTCTTATTTGTTCGTTTTTTTGTTGTAACTCACTTCTTAAGTTTTGGAGTGTTTCTTGTAACATTTTTGTCTTATCATTTGTTACGAGAATGTCTAACTTTTGTCTAAGTTCGTCTAAATCTTCATCCTTTTCAGACATTTTATTTTGGAAAATATTTTCCATTTCTTCCGTTTTAATGGAAAATTCTTCTCTAATTCTGCCAATTTCGGTAGTTTTAATCGAAATTTCTCCGTTTAACTGTTCTATTTTTGACAACAGTTCATTTACTTGAGTATCATCAGAGGTGTGGATTATTTTCTCAACTTCCTTGATTACCTCAATAGGTATTTCAACAATCTTTTCAACCTCTTTAATAACCTCAACTTCTTTAATAACTTCGACAGGAACTTCCACCCGTATTTCTTTTATTACCTCTATTTCCACTCGTTTTTCCTGAACTTCACCCGTTTTTAAGTCTTTTTCACCTTCATTAAGTGTTTTTTCCAAAAGACCATATTTTCTGATATCAAATCCTTGTTTAAAACAAAGGTAAATGAAATTATCCACATCCTTAATTTCTTTGGATTCACAAAATGCAGACACCGCCTGCATCATTTCCTTACTAAATATTTTGGAGTTTTTCGGTTCCATTTTCAATATCTTCAAATGATTTTATAGAGAACTTTAGAAATGGTTTTGGGTTTGGTAGATCCACATAAGAATATTCTTGACTTTCAACATTGTAGATCCCATAACCGTGTCGTCCAATACTCTCACCAATATTTTGTTGGATTGGACTCCCAATCATATAACCTTTACCGGTTTTGAATTTGAATTCTTGTCTTTTGTGAATGTCTCCACATAACACGGTTTCTAACCCATCGAACTTTTCAACGTCATATGCCTCCTCACCAAAGTCAAACCCAAGATCTGTTTTCATTCCCTGAATTGGTCCGTGAAATAATCCAATTCTTTTACCTTTCGCTTCAGTAATTTCAGGCGGAATATTACCTTGATATTGTGAATACACACACCAACTGATGTTTTCGTCTTCATAAACTCCTCTGTCTTTGTAATAGACGATGTTTTCACTATTCAGTGAATTAATGATAGGTGAAAGAGCATCCAATCTTTCTGTGTTATTAACCAAGAAGTCGTGGTTACCTGGAATAATAATTGTTTTAGCAACAGAAGAACATTCTGTTAATAACCATCTAACCATCTCAATAAGTTCAGGTGTCATTTGGTTTTTAGAATGAACTAAATCACCCGTGAACACGATGCGTTCTGGCTTCAACTCTTTCCATTGTTCAATGGCAGTTTCCAAAATTGATTTATACAAATCGTGGTCTTTAAAAAGACGGATATGTAAGTCTGAAAAGTGTATAAGTTTCTTAATCATTCAATTGTGTTTTGTCTCCGCAATATACTTCGTATGGTGGTCTGTAGGGATCATCTTGGACGGGGAATGGATTAATCGGTACTGGTATGTGTTGGAAAGGTAATAAATCGCTTTTAGTTCTTTCCTCTTTTACTTGACCCATCTTTTCAATTATAGGTGCGATATTTAGTTTTTCACTTTCAAGCTTATTGGTCAAATAACCATCTAACCAATAGTAAAATTCTTTGTATGTCATGCGTTTTCTCTACAATAAAGGGTTGCCAAAATCATTCTTGCAAATTTGAAGTGTTTAACTTTACCCAAGTTTAATCCATAAAGCATTGCAATACTTTCTAAGTATGGTTCTGCTTCACTGATAGTCATTTTACCTATTTCCATTAGTCTATGAATAATTCAAAGTCTTCGTTTACGTGACCACACTCATTACACATATAAGTTGGGAATGGTACAATTGTGTCTTCGTGACTTCCTGTTAATAATTTAGGTACTTTCTTAAGCATTGTTACTTCTTTGAAGAACTTTGACTCGCATTTTTCACATTTGATTGTCTGTTGTTGTCTAAGATCAATCTTTGGTTTAATAATATCGTCCATTTTTATTTTATAATATAGTTTATTTTTACTTTAATAGGTAATAATTGGTCCCAACTAGTTGTTGTTACCCAAGTAGGTGTTATTGTTAGTGTCATACTCAATAATAGTTTATTTATTAATTTTAGTCAAATATTGTTTCATGTCCATTTCTAAAATAGTATTCATCGTTTTTTTGGATACTCGGTACTCATGGTACTCTCTTTCTTCAGTAATCAAAACGATAATACAACCTAATAGTTGTATGTTTTCATATTTAGTTCCTTCTAACATTTTCAAAAGTAACTTACCATAAAAAGGTAACTGGGTATTGTAGTGACCTAAAGCATTATCAGGTAAGTCTTCAAATGGTTGTTTCATTTTTTTAGTATAACGGGTAACCGCAAAATTCTTTGGTTTGTTAGATTTCCAATCCGTTATTAAAATACCAAGATTCCCGTTTGTTCCAATGACTAACCACACCTTATCGGGTTGTCCTGTATAACCTAAGTCAGGATGACCTAAAACCATTTCTGTATCAATTAATATACATCCTCTTTCTTTAAGAAGTTCTATGTAATGCTTACCAGCCATAATCATAGTATCACTCTTAATGATCTGTTCTGCATCACAATCAAATATTGGTTGTCGTACAATTTTCTCAACTCCAAATTCTTTTAGTGTATGTTCTTCCAAAAAGAAGTGACAACGAGATCCCAAGTTTGTTGATTTTCTACCGGCTTCCGCCCACTCTTCCATTAATCTTTCGGCCTCATCAGGATCACCACCGGCTTTGTTATACGCCGCTTGTTCCGTTGGAAAGTCGTCATAAAATATTTTCATAACTTTAGATACCGATGGAAAATCTGATTTTAAATTTCCATCTTTATCCAACATTGTATATTTGTGACTTTCCTCTTCAAAGGTAAGTTGGAACTCTTTTTGTCTTTCAGAAATGATGTCCCTAATTTCTTGTGCAATTTTTTTTAAATCCATTATCTTATAATATGATAGTATTCTTCTTTATAATTCACCACCATGTAATTCGTGGTATAGTTTAACTGCGTTTTCCCAAGCATCAGCATCTAAACAAATAATTATATCAGCCTTTGCCTTTTTGTATATCGTCTCAAACAAAAGTTCTGACATGTGTTTACCTAACATTGGAATTGGGTTATCTACGAATAACCCATCGAACGCACCTTCCACCAAATAAATGTCTTTGTTCCAATCAATTAGATTTTCCCAAAATATAATTTTGTCTTTTTCGGCTTCAGGATTTTTATATTTAGCACGAGACATTGGGTTCCAACTTCTCGCAATATAATAATTCAACTCACCTTTTGTATTGTATGATGGGATTACAATTCGACCAGCATGATCCCCTTTATCACAAAATCCAATACCAAACTTTTCTATCATCTCGTCTGTGATACCTAATGCTCCGTGCGTACCCTCACTATCACCGCAGGACCAACACTTATAGACATTATCTATGTAATTGACCTCCATATTATGTTTATTTCTACCGTCATCACATACGGGGCAGTTGAAGGAAATTTGTCCCCGATTGGGGTAATGAAGTCCGTGATCACCAAGAACTTCCTCCAATAACTCAACTAACGCTTCATTTTCTTCCATCTCCTATAATATAATCATAAACTTTCAATACATCAACTACACAAACTTTCATGTTCTTTTATATTTATTGTTGATATGCCAACACAAATTACAATTACTGGTTTAAGCGGTTCTTCACCTTTTGACATTTACACATGTGATACAGGTTACACAACTTGTATTTACATAGATACAATAACATCGGGTCAAATCCCATATGTTTTTGATCTTCCGTATATTTTAGAAGGTATGGGTTCGGTAGGTGTAAAATCAGTTGATAGTAATAATTGTTTGGTTGAAGAAAATTTGTTGATATAATATGTCTTGTAATAATTTAGGTTTATTTTCATCCGCCTCAGACCCTAACAGTTCCTGTGGATCTACTTTGAGTTTTACTCTTTATGGTAGTGGTTTAACTGTAGGTGACATTGTTTATTTAGACTCAATATGTAGTAGTCCAGCATTACTATCATACTATTCAGATGGTATAGATGTATATGATATAGATGGTTCAGGTACAATTATTGGTAGTTCAGGTTGTACTTGTCCTCAGTTTTTTTGTGTTGAAAACGACACTAATTATGATGACACTTATCAGTTAGCAGGAATTTACGATGGTGAATCTTATTTTACAGGTCAAACCACCGGATATTTCATGTTTTATTCAACAGGTGAAACAAGATGGTGTTTAGCACAAAACTTAGGTGACCCATGTGATCAGTTTGGTCCTTTTGGAAGCACATCAGATTGTCCTGATTTTGACGACACGGTAGCGTATACCGGAATTTGTGTAACAACAACCACAACTGTGGATCCATGTGCTACATTTGATTTTAGCGCCATTTTTGATTGTTTAGTTCCTACAACAACTACAACAACTACAGCAGCCCCCACAACGACTACTACGACAACAGTACTTCCTAATCCTTGTAGTGGAAAGTCAATTACGGCTATTGCGGTCACATATACCACAACTACAACCACAATAGCACCAACAACGACTACCACAACAACTATTAACTATCCTTGTAATTTTTCAGGCGAAGTTATATTCAATACGTTTACTGAAGTAATTCAATGTGCTAATAGTAAAAGATTTAGTGATTGTTTCAATGGTGTAGATTATTATACTTCAGATTTAGTTTTAATTTCAGGAAATACTCCTTTAGAAAATTACGTATATTTTGCAGAAATTAACGGTCAACAAACTTGTGTTACATTTGAAGGTTTGTTTGAAAACATAAGTGGGGTTGACACAGTTGTATTATTAACTGAAATAGGTTCAAGAGTTGATGGTTCTTGTTTAGCTTGTTTTTCTAATATACAACCAACTACGACCACAACATCAACAAGTACTACAACCACAACTACAACTTTACCTCCTTGTATCCTTACAAGATGGTACGTTGAGAATAATAGTCCAAGTTTTGTTAAATATGACTACTACGAGTGTGATGGAACAGTATCTACAGGTGGATTAAACGGTTATACATCCGTTTACGTTTGTTCAATTACAATTCCAACGTCAACTTCACCTAACTTTACCGCTACAGATACAGGCGCAATTTGTTAATAAAAAAAAATATCGTCTAAAAAGACGATATTTCAAATTATCGGTTATATAAAAGATATTATTTCCAAATTTCTTTTGATCTCATAAATCCTAAAACACAAGTATAGGCGTCTGTTTGATCAAAATTTTCTTTCTTTAATGTATTGTTTTTTGTATAATGCCATGTAATTTGGGGTTCTCTTTTTGCAACTTTTTCCCAAATGATCATTTTCTTATCCACGTCTTTTGGTAATCCACCAAATAATACAAATTTTTTCTTATCGTTTTCTTGAACTAAATCTGGGAATGCAAATTTTCTTGAGTTGTAAGTTGAAATAAATTCAGGAACAATTCCCATTATATTATAGATTTCTTTAAACACAAAACTATTAAATCTTAATAGTGTTTGTATTGTATAAATGTTATTAGAATTCAAAAGTGGTTCTTCTATGATAATTCTAACAATTCCTAAATCTTTATATTGTTTAAGTTTTTCGGCAAATATTTCTGATTTCAACAATAATTCTTTTAATTTATCATCCTCATCTTTTTCCATTTTTGGTCTTGGTGAGATGTGAGTTAATTCAAGTAATTCTTGTGTTTTAATATCAAACAATGCCCACCCTATGGTTTTTGTGGAAATATCAAGACCCAAAACTTTGGGGGAGTTTTTTAAATTTTTTGCCATAAAACTATTATTTTATTTATATTATAAACTATGAAGATAAAAATTGTAGTTTTATTAGAAATCTAATTTGATAACGTACTGTTGAATTCCTTGTCTTAAGATAGGTGATTGCATTTTAGACATAACTAAAACATCTTTATTTTCATCTAAAAGAGCGATTTCTGTAACATAAGATGGTGTTCCTTGGGTCCAAGTTGGGTTTTGAGAGAGTAAGAATTCATTATCACTTAAGTTAATTTTATATTTCATCTCATACAATGTTGCTTGAATGTCGGTTTCTAAATTACCGTAGAAATAGTATTCATCACCAAAATTTAATTGTTGTCCTGTAGCACCATTAGGAACTAAACTTATGTAATTGTTTAGATTGTATATAGGTGCACTTCCATAATTTTCTGCAGTCACAACAAAAGTAGTTGCAGTTAAAGATTCTTGCGTTACATAACCATTAATGAAGTATTGTTCAATTTGACTTGTAAAATCAATTAACCTCCATTGTGCCGGATCAGGTCTTACTCCCGATAATGTTTTTTGAGCCAATACTTGGAACTGTTGTGCGTAGAATCCAGCAGGAACAGTACATACAGGACACTGAGTTGTTGTAGTTGTTGTATATGGTGGATTAATTGTAGTTGTTGATGTGGTTACAGGATTAAATGTTGTGGTTGTAGTTGTTGGTGAGAATCCAGGTTGTACTAAACATGGGAAATCTCCACCAAATCTAATTGCAACATTCTTTGGTGTTTCAGGTGAACAGACATTTTCAGTTCCAACGACACTTGTGTAGTAATTACTATGTAATGAATTTGTAAATGTGTTTGAATTTGATAATCTATAAGTCACCCAAAGTGTTTCTCCTCCTCCTGTCAAAACACCTGTAGTATTTGAAGTTCCACACGTGTTTGGTGTTATTAAAGACACTTGTGGTGCCGGTAATGTCCAGTTTCTATTTGATTTATATGATAGAGCGGCCACCAATTCTTCGTCGTCAATAACAATTAGTTTTGAATCGGGGTAAACTTTACCTACTCTACTTGGTTGACCATTAGGTTGTGCAAATGTATCCCAAAGATTATAATACCTAAGTCCAGGTTGATTCATTTGTTGTGAAATCTTAGATTTAGTATATTGAACTTGAAATAAATTTTGATTGTCAAATCCAGGAGGATCAACCCAAAACGTTTGTCCAAAACAACATTCAGGATTTTTATGCCACATTATTGTTGGCATATGTAACTTGAAATTTCTTGCTTGACCTTGGGTGTTCTCAGGGTTTTGAGTGTCGTATGGTTCTAATGCAAATTTTTCACCATAGAAGAAATCAATGGTTTGGTTAGTATAGTGTATAATTGCTATAGTTTTTTGTTCTTCAGGTGTAACTACAATTTTTTCACCAAAAGAATTGTAGTAATACACATCGTCCGTAGATGTTTGACCATCAGATGAAGTGTATCCAAAATATTCTTTTTGTCCTATATAATTAATAGAACCAAATTTTGTATAGTCTTGAAATTGAGCCGACGCTAAACCAGCAGGACTCTCAGTCCAAGGAATGTTCATATTCCATATTTTAACATCAAACTGATCAGTATCACAAACCGATTCGAAGTCAATCACACTTTTACTCCAATGTGGTTCAGGTGTAAAACTATCATACAAAGGAACCATCTGTGGTGGATAAATTAATGTTCTCGCCCAACAATCAATAGATAAATTTGTAAAATCAGGTGTCTCTCTATCTAACGTTAAAACATCACCACAAACTTCAACAATTCTATAAGTTAAAATTGAAAAACAACTTACCACATCTTTCAAACAATCAGGTGGTGGTGGTACGGGACATTGAGCACTTGGTGTTGGTGTTAAACATGGTGTATGCGTTGGTGAAGGTGTTGGTGTTGGTGAAGCACATGGTATTGAATTTGTACCTGTTGGTGTTGGTGTAGGTGTTGGTGTACTATACAATGAAGGTGTAGGTGTTGGTGTAGGGAAATTAGTACAAGAACAATCAGTTTCTGCCCTTCCATCGTAATATATTGTTATAAAATCTCCAACATTAGGTGTATTATTATTTTGAACGTTACAGTCCATTCTTTGTACACTTATTTGATTTGTTCCGTTCAACGTAGACATATTAACTACATAATTTGGTGTGATAACATATGTGTTGTTAACTAATGCTTTCCAATCTATAGTAGACGCTGTTGTATTTCCTGTGAAAAATCCTCTCATGGCTGCTCTATTATAAACAGATTCAATACCTGAATCCATAAAAGGAATACCATATATGTTTGTTTGTCCCTCATCAACTAAATATGGATATTTGATGTACTGTCTATTTGACTCAGGAACACCTGAACTATTCTGCGCATTGAACTGTGGCTCTAATACAACAGTATTAGCCTGATTGTATGTTGATGGTAATTCATTGTATGAAACTTCACTATCCCCTACTGCAAAGTACAAGATATTAAAATTACCTTCAGACATTTTTTGTCTACCTGTATCCGTTACACGAGTGTTAACTAAACCAGATGTATTTTTAATTATGTAAGCCATTTATTGTAAATATTCTTATATTCAATTTATAAAACTGATTGTGGTGCTGGTGGAACCGTATTAATTAGATTCGCATCACAACATTGACAGTTGTTTATCATTGCATTAGCTATGGATAGTGTATAATACCCTAAAGCATTTGAGCAAGATGTAACAGGAGCATTAATAATACTATTTGTAGTACTACCTGTAACAACTTGACCGCTTGTTAATGTTATTGTGTTTAAATACGTATTACTAATTTGAGTATTATTCAATGGTCCAGGAACACTACAAGGTCCACCTAAAGGATATGTATTAGCTGTCGTATTAATGTTTGTCATAAGACCTACACCATTAATAGTTGTAAAATTATTATATGTAGGTATTGGACTTAAACTTTGTGGGTAATAATTGAATACTGATGACATAACCACGTCCACTGTTAAGGTAGCTCCAACAGGTAACGATGGTGCGGTTAACGTAAAAGTATTATTATTGTAATTTACATTCATTGTTACATTATAAATGGTGGTTGGTATGTTATTAACTACCACTGGTCCAAACGAACCTATTGTTGTGTTTACGTCTTTTACAAATACACTGTAAGTTCCTGGTAAAACATTACTAAATATTGGTGATGGTTGATATGATATTCCTCCGTCTATTGAATATTGATATGGTGCATCTCCTCCCGAAGCACTTACGGTAATATTACCATTGTCTCCACATAGAGCATCATTTACAATTGCAGACGCTAATACAATGTATGATTCTGAACATTCACCTTGTGTAATATCAACACTATAAACTTCAGGTGAACCATAAACCTGCCAATTACTTACAGGCGGATATGAAGGATCATTATTTGAAACCAATGTTGATGGGTTAGTAAACCCTGTCATAACCCACTGAGCAGGTGTTGATCCGCTATTCCAATATACAACATATTGATCTGTTGATGATGACCAACTAGGTTCTCCATTTATTTCGACACTTGGGTCAAGTTGGACCTGTGATGTGATTGTTGCAGAACCAGGTTTTGTCGATCTTAAAACTATTGTTGCACAAAGAGGAAACTGTTCTTTAGGTATTGTTGGTGGCGAACAATTACCAATTGTTGATTCAACAATTAAATACGGTGTGTCTGAAACAACTTGCCAATCACCTGTTGTTCCTGTAGGATATAATCCATCAGGTAATATAAGTGTATTATATGGTGATAATTGACAATCTAATGTTTGACAAAAAAACCATTTATTCGACGAACTTGGGTCCCAAAAAACGTAACCCAAAAGATTTACACCATATTGTATTTCAAAGTATGGTTTGGTATTTTTAAACCCTTTTACTTCTGAATTAATGTATACTAACTGATCCTCTACTACACCTGTTAATACAAAACACATACCTGAATAATTTATAGTTTCAGCAGTTAAAACACAAGTTGTAAATGCTGAGAAATCACCATAATAATCCGTAACAGATGCTGAGTATTCTCCAACACCAAGATTAGTAAGTGCTGGCGCAAAACTTCCAACTTCCCAAAATATAGTATAAGGTGGCGTTCCTCCTGTTACAACTAATTCAACCGCCCCGTCAAAATTTCTTTCTGATGAAGGTTGTTGTGTTATACAAGTAACTCCCATAGGGAATATAGTAATAACATCACATTCGTTTGTTGGTTTTACAGTTGGGATTGTTGGTGGACATTGGTTATCAACACAAATGTCAGTTAATTTAATTGGGATTTGTACTTGATTATCAAACTGTGGATAAACTTTACTACAAATATTATAAGTTAATCCTTCTTGGATAGTATCGACAATAATTTCATCATTACAATTAACATATGTAACATCAGTTGTTTGAACCACAGATCTTATAAAATAACAATAACATTGACAATTGCATGTTATCCCTGTTGAAATTGTTATTTCGTTTGTTATGGTACAGTCTATCACACCTAAACTTAACACATAAAAACAAGTCTCCTCTATTGTTACTGAATCTATCGAATTTACAGAGATGTATGATGCCGAATAAGCGCTCAACCCACTAAAGTTTGAAATGATCGGTTCGTAACTTCCGTCGCAAGAATATAATATATAACAATTTTCTACCATCTATTAACAATAAATAATCATATGTTGTATTTTTGAATATAAGATTTCATATTATCGATATATTTTATTGTCGAACTATCTTTATCTATGTAATCAAAATGATTAGGGTTTTCTCTCAACTTAGAAATTGGGTTTATATTAATGTAATCACCTTTGTAGAATTTTGTAGCTCTTAGGTTATCAGTCACACCAGCCATATGAAGTATTGGTTTTTTTTCATAAGTTTCTATGGTATCCGTTGCCCAAGAAAAATCAAGATCTTCTGTAACTTTAGTTTCAATATTATACAACCATAAATTCCATAATAATGACCACATCTCAGCAGTCCAAAATTGTATTTGACCTGGATTTATCGGGAATCTTTTTTGATAATCCAACATCTTGTCATACATAGTAGTTGAGTCTCTATAGATTTTATCCCATAACTCACAATTTGTATTTTTGATTAGGTATTGTCCTCCACCAGAATTTTCTTGATTAATTTTGATTGTCTCAACGTCAACACCAATTACATCTGCCATTTCACTTATAAGTTGTCCTTTATCTGAATTGGGGTGTTGTTGTTCATATCTTTCACAACAATCCATAATATAGTTATATCCAATGTATCCTATTGTATCAGATAAATAACTAACCTCATCTTTTAACAACCGATCAAAACTCGGTAATTCTTTAAAAATAATGTCAGCATCATGAAGGAAAAATAATTTTCCATAATCAGGATTTGACTGTATCCACTTTGAGATGAGGTATGGTTTAATACTTGGTATATAATGTTTTTTAGATCTTTGATCAACAAAGTAATGCACATTAACCCCTAACTCTTTAAGTTGTTCTGATTCTTTAGATGGTGTGTTTACATTATTGACTAACCCTAAAACAACATGTATTTGATTTGGGTTGATTCCTTTTTCAATAAAATTATGAACATACAATTTTATTTGCCATATAAAGTAGGGGACATCGGGTTGTGCTGAAACAAATAACATATTTTCCATATAGGAAAATTAAATTAAAATAAGGTAAAGTGAATTAATTTTGAATTTTAAAGTCTATGCGATTTCATAACTTCCATTCCATAAAAATCTATCACCAGTTGTCCAAGTAAATGGGGTACTTGGTGAAACACTATCTGTAGTTCCTCCTGTATTTTGATATTGTATTGCCGCTTTGGTATTAAATCCTGCTCTTGCACCCGCTATAAATGCATTATACCAAGCGGTCCCATTATCTAATATGTCAGCATTTAATAATATTGCATCAGCATGAGCCGCGGTAAATGGTACTGACACATACCATTCTCCTGCACCAAATGTTGTTGTTGATCCCATTACAATATTTCCTCTCACAAAACATGAATTACAGGATTAGTTACACTTGCGGTCAAAACAGGTACATAAGATGTCCAAGCAGTATTTATTTGTGATCCTGCAAGGTTAAGTGTTGAGGCCGACACTGTGTTACCCGATATAACATCACCAATTACGGTAGCTCCCGTCACAGCACCATTTGTAGTAATACTAGACCCTGTGATAGTACCTCTTGCAGTGATTACCGATGTTAAAGTATTTGCAGAATTAATTCCTTCAAATAAATTTGTGGTGGCATCAGGATTACCCGTACCATTTTTGATTGAGAACGCACCTAAAGTTGAGTTGGTTGTTATTTCAGGTTGTACTGAGTTATTATAAGCTTGTTGTAGGTTTGTTGTTGACACACCCCCCGTAGCACCTACAGTTTCACCAAACTTAGACGCAAAAAAGAATCTTGCTTTAGTTGTATCGGTCAAATCCGTTGCGGTACTTAACACCGTTAATATACCAATAAGAACGGCATTATTTACAAAATTGGGGAATATTGTGAATGTTTCTGTTTGTAATGCTTCTATCGCCTGTACTAAAGTGTTATATTCGGTTTGACCATATTGAATTCTAAATTGTCCATTTTGCAATAGGTAAATTCTTTGGTTTGTGGCTTTAGTACCTGTGATTGGAGTTATAACACCCCCAACATCATAGTTAAGTGGGTCAATATCTGTAACATTTGTAACCGTTCCTCCTGTTTGTGTTCTATATTGGAATGTACAAGGGCTTGTTCCTGATATCGATAATGCATTTGGGTTCAATGTATTCGATGCAAAATTAATACCTAATCCATATATAAACCCGGCACTTGTGTTGAATTTTAAGTTTGCTCCGTTGGCTGATGGATATACACCCCCATTAATTAAATTAATAGGTACAAACATATCACGAAGTTGAGATAATGGTGATAAAACAAAATCAGGTTGTGAAAACACTAAGTTAATTGAAACTTTTTCAGGGTGTCCTATTTTACCTAAAAATATATTTTGTCTTCTTTGTTGTTCAGTTAGTGGTGTTGATTGTTGTCCAATTGTTGCACCACTTGTTAAATAAACAAATGTCTCAAAAGCCGTTGTTACAAAACTATCAGTATACGTTCCTCCAGTAAAATAAACAAATAAAAGTTGGGGACTTAAAGGATTAGTTGTATCATCAACTATCCAACCTTTAACAGGGGCAACATTAAATGTGGTATTACTTGCCTTTGTCAAACCACTAAATTCAAAAACACCTGTTGATGAGTTTACTGTTGAGATATTATAAGACATTGCAACCCAAAAACTACCATTACTTACTAATTGTAATGAGTTTGTTTCACCTAAAATAACAAATGGTGCTAGATCTATAGTTTCACTACCATAAGGAACTACCGTAACTGCACCTCCACCATTATTTTTAATAACAACTATTCTTCCTTGTCTTCCTACGGCAGATAGTAATTGTACGTTGAATGTTCCTCCTGTAACATCAATCATAAAATCATTATCAGTCATGGTGTATGAACTATTAATTGTCAGCTGTGGAAATGTTATTTTAGATGTAGAGGTTATACCACTTGTATATGTAAGACCGCTAATTATAACAGAACTACCAGACATCCTAACTAGATCAGCATCGTTTACTCTAAAGTTCATGTAACTTGGCGGGAATGTATTGTTAGTTACAAACATATCAATGCCGACAGGTACAGTTGAATTGTCTGAAATTCCTAATTGAATGGTTCTGTTAGTTCCGCCGTCTGATGCTATAAATGGACCTTCTTTATTAACACCACTTGTGGATGTAATTAATAATTCTCCGGTTTTTTGATAGATAGACCCATAAACGTCTAAGTCATAGAGAGGGGTGTTAGTCCCAATTCCCAACCTTTTATTTACATTATCCCAAGTAAATCCAGTAGTTTGACTTACCGTACTTGCTGAACTTTGGAACAAGACTCCACCTGTAAATCCTGATTGAATCTGTGTTGAGTCAATAATTATCACATCACTTGGTAAGTTTTGATAGGTTGTTGCCGATATTGTTATCGCACTTAAACCGGCATTAAATATTGTATTACCCGTAACCGTGCCCCCTGATAATGGTAAAAATAACCCAATACCACTTAGACCGCTTGTACCATTAGTTCCATTTGTACCGCTAGATCCATTTGTTTCCTGAAGTACCGTTTGTTCCATTAGTACCGCTAGACCCATTAGTACCGCTAGACCCATTAGTTCCTGATGTACCGTTAGTTCCATTTGTACCACTACTTCCATTAGTTCCTGATGTACCGTTTGTTCCTGTAGAACCACTAATTAAACTAACAAGTTGAGAAATTGATGCTTTAAAAGATGATCCCGCAGGATTTTGAGAAGTATCACCAGTTATTACTATGTGAATTAAGTCTGTTAGAGAAACTCCAGTAGCTTGTATTTGATCCGTTAATAATGCCATATCGTATAATAAATATTTTGGTTACTGAAAATTAAACTGAGTTCCATCCATAAAAAAGTAATATTGTAAATTTTGGAATTGTTTTGGTAATCCTTCGGTTGAACAATAAATTATTTCAGACACTAAACATCCAATTGAATCTTGTAATGTTAATTGTAATGATGGAGCCGTATTGAATTGTGATGGTAATGTAAATGTTATTGGAAAAGTTGTTCCACTTCCTATATATGAACATTGATTTCCATAGACATCACAAGCGGTTCCACTAAATGGTGGTGTAATACCTATTGCCGATACTATTGTAACTTGTGAGGGCATTTAACTACAACTTACACAAGATATGTCATAGTCAATCAATAAGTTGACTTTTATTTCAGTATCTTGTAATGGATTTATTGTTTGTGGACCACAGTTTTTAGTGATTTCTTCGCAGTTTGTTTTTATGATAATTCTATTTGAAGGTAGGTCTATAGTAACATCTGATATTCCAACAAAGTCGTTAAGTATTGTCGATATTGCGTCTGCCCATAGTATATCATTTGGGTAATCTGTAGAACCAGAAGATGTATAAAATATAGTTTCTGCTGATTGTCCACCAACTTCAGCACCAATCGTAAAAGTTGCAGAATTTATAATACAGTTTGTATCACCACTAGTTAAGTCATTGAACCCTTCTAAATACATTGCTCGTATAGTTCTTTTAGTTACTAACCCACTATCTGTAAATGTATTATCACAAACATTATAGTATAAATAATTAGTGTATTTTTTAGTACCTGTTAATGTTGCGTATTTTGTTAGTGTACAACCACTAGCATCAGTTACAGTTAGACTGTAAGGACCTGAAGTAAGACCTGTAACAGTACTTCCTGTTTGAAGTCCTATAGTTCCTCCACTCCAAGTTAAAGTGAAAGGTGGTTCACCACTTGTGATAAACGCAGTTATAGATCCGTCATTACCATTTACAGGTTGGTTTGGATATAGATTAAAGTTTACACTTTGACTATATGGTATATTAACCGCATATGTTTGTATACAAGGTGGTGATGAGGTATCTTGTATTGTTAACACGTAATTTCCGTTAGCTAAATTAGTAAACGTGTTGAACTGGCTTGTAGTAGTGTTTGGGTTGTAACTTGGTCCTGTTAATGAATATGTGTATGGGAAAGTTCCTCCTGTTGACGCACTTACAACAAGAATCCCATTATTCAATCCACATGTAGTTCCGGTTACTTCAGTAGTTGCACTATATAAACTAACAGAATTTATTACTGTTGATGCGGTATAGGTACAACCTGCAGATACAACTGTTACTATATATGTTCCACTTCCGAGACCATTAAATGTTTCATTAGAACTACCAAACAATCCTATTTGACTTATACCTGTTGTTCCAGATACCGAAATTTGTAAGTTGGTTGCAGTACTAAGTCCTCCATCAACTAAAACATTAATACTACCATCATTTACAGAACAAGTTGAGTTAGTTGTTGTTACTGCAACAGTACTAAAAGAGTTTGGTGTTATTAAACTTACAGAATCATAAATTGTACATAAACCTGAATCTGTCACAAAAAATGAGTATAATCCTGAAGATAGTCCCGTAAAAGTTACGGAAGTATCAAATGTTATTTCAACTTGACCTGATGATCCACTAAAAAAATATGGTGCAGTACCACCAACAACAATAAACTCCACTTCACCATCATTGGCAAAACAAGAAGGTTGTGATACCACAATAAAACCACCTGATGTTAATGGCGGAATAGTGTTTACAGTAAATGACTGACTTAACGTACATCCTACTGAATTAGTAACAGTAGCAACATAAGATCCAGATGTTAGTCCTGTTATTGTTGATCCTGTTTGCCCTAAAGCGTTAGGACTCCAAGTTATTGTGTATGCCGACAATGGTGGTGTTAACCCTGTTAAGAAAATTTTACCACTACCTGAACCTAAACAACTAGCATCATCAACAACATATGCACCATATGTTAAACCTGATGAAGGATTTAATATTACAGATGCGGTTATTCCTGTACATCCACCACCATCGTTTGCAACAATGTAATATGTACCGGCCGAAAGAGATGTGAATTCATAATAAGAATTAGATGTTGTTACACCTGAAATTAAATTATTACTTATATCATATAAATTAAAAGAAACAAGTCCATAGACGCCAGACGTGAAACCTGTTATGGTTCCATTATTCTGTCCACAAGTGGTATTGGACGAATCAATAGTTGCTGTAGTGCCTGTTGAAATATAAATGTTTAAAACTTCTTTTTCTGTACTAGAATCTGTAAGTTGAGCATAATATGTGCCTCCTGTAAGGCCAGTTACTGAGTATGTATTTGTTGCTGCAGAAAGTGGTAATAATCCTTGACCTGTTGCATCTGAAATACTAAAAGGAGATACTGTTGGTGTACTTCCAGTTATATCAAACGAAACCGCACCGCTACCTGTATTACTACAATCCCCCGTTACACTATAATTATAAATTAAAATACTCATTATTCGTTACAATATATTTCGAACTCAAGTCCTATGTTTATTTGAAAGTCATCAAAATTAGGTTGACAATTATTGTTAAAGACTGTTATTTGTTCGTTATCCTCATCAATATTATAACTATACCCTGAGGTTAGTAAATTATTTAATGTACTACTCAAAGCGTCAACCCATTCTGAATTAGTTGGGATATTGAATGGTCCAATACCTGTGTAGAAAGGTGATATTACCAATACAAATCCATTTACCCTCAAATCTACATTCCAAGTTGTTACAATTGAATTCTGTAAACAATCGGTTGGGTTTAATGAATTTTGGCTATAAAAAGTATCTAAAGTATCATTCAAGACTGCACCCATAGATGTTATTGTAGGGTCACTATTCCAAGGATAAAGTCCACAAACCACTTGTTGTACAGGGCAATCGTATACAAATAATTGTGTTGCCAAAGAACAAGGTTTACAAGGAACAGGAACGATTTTACAGCCTTCTTGTCTTCTCCATACAAATTTTTGTCTATGAAATATTGAATTTTCTAATCTAACTCCTGTGTTCCATATTGTAGTTGCAGGGACCATTTGTTCAACCATTCTAATCCAATAGTCACCCATACCATTAATATAATCTATCATAGTTTGGTATGTAAAATTATCATTTGGTATTCCTGCTTGTGTCTGAGATTCTAAGTATTTCCAATATATTGATTGTAGTGTTGGGTAACCTCCAGTTTTACCATCGGTAATAAATTGTCGGTTTCTAGTGTTAACCATATTTCTCCAAAATGTTTGAGCAAATTCAAAGAAAGTTTTTTGTTTTGGTTTTGGGATAATTGTTGTCCAATCTATTCCACCATATCTTGGGTAAGGATTTGGTACACTACAAGGTGTGTCAGGAGTGTAGAATAAACCTTGTTCAGGTATTGGGTAATTATATTGTCTAGACATTGTCCAAACATCATAAACCAAACCTTGTGCGGGATTCATCATAATGTCAACATTTTTTACATTCAATGTTAAACATTCTTCACCGACTTCATAATAAGCATTAAATCCACCATCTGAACTTACTCGTTGTGTTGGTGAGGTATCACTCCAACTTTTCTTATTATCTTGGACTTTTCTAATCTTATACCCCAAATTCATATATGGGAAATGTCTGTACAGTTGTAGATATTCCTCTCCATAGTTGAAAGGTAAAAGTTGAGTTTGGAAATTAGGATTATCGCCTATGAATACTTGATTTGTTGGGATTACAAATTCTGGCATCCTGTGTTGAGGTGTTGATTCGAACCATCCTCCTCCAATTTGAAAAAAGTATTCCTCCGTTGGTGTTGGCATTTTAGGACATCCAAATTCATCAACAGGATAATCTTCTCTTGTAGTTAAAACTGTTGCATTTGCAAATGTTGTTGTAAAACCAGTGTACTGAATACCTTGTATTGAGTATGTGTTGTTAGTTTCTAATACAGGATATTCTTGTAGGAAAGTTCCTCCCGATAATTGTAAGTACTGTTTATTAAACTCACTCATGTTAATTCTTTGATCAGCAACATAAATGTGTTCGTTAAAATCAATTAAAGCCTCAGGAGCTCCAACCATCCTCAAGAGACACTCAATAGATTTTCTTGTTCCTTTTGATTTAAATAACCACGCAGAATTTATAATTAAGTTTCTGTAAAATTGATAATTAATTTCCTCAGGCGTTGGTCCTATTTGTAAACCAGGAAAAGTATTTGGTTGTGTTGTAAAAACTGCCTGTAACAATTCTTCATTCGATATAGGTGAAAAGTTTGTTACCCAACCTAATGTTTGTGCCAAATTTTTCAAAAGTTGTGACGGTATATCATTTTTAACAGTATAGTGAACACTATTAATATTACCTAACGCCGAAATGAATGCTTTAGTTTCGTCAAAACTTCTACCATAAATCTGTAAAAGTTTTTCAAATTTATGATCAGGTGTATCAAACTCTTTCAGAGCACCTGTCGTTAAAAATCTTGAAACTAAATTCGTGTTATATGAATCAAGATTTATTGCAAAATCGTTAATTTGTGTTAGGTAGTTATCAAATGTTTGTGATTCAATATCTAAGTTCCAAAGTCCTGATTTTGGGAATGTGGCAAGTTCTGTTGTTATCTTAAATGTTCCATCTTCTTGTTCTCTTGGTACTGTAAAAGTTGCGGTATATGGAGGATTAATATTTCTATTTAATAAAAAATTCTCAACAGGATCAAACTTCAGATTAAATACTTTATTAACTTCATAGTTATTTGGTCTTATAACAATATAATCGTAAGATATTGAATTCCCGTTGAATGGGTTTCCATCAACAATTAATTTTAATGTAGATGAATTACTTGTCGTAGGGTACAAATAATTTACAGGATATTCATTGCCGTTGACAACTAAGGCGTATTTTTTATACTCCAATTTCATATTCCTCAGAGGTGAAACTTCCATCTCATTAAACAACATATTAGTTTCAGCATTAACGGTGTAATCTATGTCAAATGGATTTCTAATAGATGATACTGAAACTTCGAAAGTTGTGTCGTCCTCTACCGCATCGTAAGTTATATTAAATGCCGTTTCTTGAGTTATAAACTTATTTGTATTTGGTGAAACCTCTAATCCTGCAGGATAAAAGTTGATTATCTTAGTTATTGAAACTGAAAATCTTTTTACTAAAGAACCATATTGGGTAAAGTTTGTTACTTGAGATAAATCATAATTTGGGTAAACTCTATAGTTGTTAGCTAAAATCTCAGCGGCTTCAATATTATTATCAATATTTATACTCTCAAGATTTATTGGATCTGAAAACGTACCAATATTAAACGTTCTATTCTGTTTTTCGGATATGTTTGTTGTGAAGTTAAAATTTGCTTGCGTTAACCCTCCTCCAGTGACTAACTGAACTCCAACCAAATTATTTGAGAATTCATTGGCGGCACTACTTTGAGGTGGACAAGTAAACTTCTGTGTGGCCATTAAGCAACAATATTATTAAAAGCTTTAGAGAAATCGATATTTTCATTACGATTTTGTCTAACTTCATAAAGAAGAGTATTAAACTGATCTTTAATTTCATACAAGTTGTATTGTTGGTAGATGTTATTGTCAGCGTCGTAAATAGTGTAAATACCGTCCTCAATAGATTTAGTTTGGTTACCGTAAAGTGCTATCGCTAAAGTTGAAATATCTTGATCTACTATTTCAATCTCTGTTGATATTGGATTGAAGTAAGTATTACTTATTATAATACTTTGGTTAGGTTGTCCGATATACGGAGTTGCACTTGGTTTGTTTGTTGGTGATGAAGATGGTGAAAGTGTACAAAATAAAAGATTTGTTGCACCTTCAACATATCTATATCTAATAGATTTTTGAATTGTGTTAGTTAAGTTTTGAATGACTGGTTCACAGTAGAATGAAGATGTTATTATTCTAAAGAAGTTAGGAATTTTTGTTCCATCGGGATTCAAATATTCCACTCTAAATCCTACAAGTCCTTGATTAACAAATTTATTTCTATATTCTGTTGGTACATTATTCAAATCAATTACTATTCCTTTAACATTTGGTAGAGCAGATAAAACACCACAATCTGTGATAGTCGTTCTAATTTGTGCGGGTCTAATCATTAAAGTATAAATTCCCAAACTTGTGAACTGATCGGCAGGTAGTTTTAAACTATACAACCCACCTAAAACTTCAACAGTATTTCCTCCTGTTGCATTATTATTGAAGTATGGTCTTAAGACATCTTGAGCATTTAATGTTGTTAAAATGAAGTTTTGTGTGTCATCTCTTGATGGTGTATAAACCATAACGATTTCCACGTCTTCAGGACTGACATCCGCTGGTCTAATAGTTCCGTAATTACCTGTAGCCATTTGTTTTTTCTTTTTTTTTATAAATAGTTATGTTGATACTTTTTCAATGTTGAAATATTTGTATCCGTATTTTTCTAAGTCTCCTACATTATCAACTTCCCCAATTCTTTGTATATTTTCCAATGGTGTGTATTTACCTCTCTCAACAAAAACATTAGTAATGATTTCAGGTTGATCTATAACATTTAATAAAGCCTCATTTTTTGTTAATGCCGTTAAAACAATATCACCAGGAACTAAACCATAAGAATCTGTAACATAAATGGTATAATCTTCGTAGTCCAAATAAGTCATACCATTTATGGTATATGCTGTATAAGAATTACTCGGATCAGGTCCCCAAAATGTTCCAATAGCCCCTGTTGTTCCTGTAACCTGAACTCCTAATTTAAATTTACCATCATATAAATTTGTTTTAGGTCCAAATTGTGCTAAGTCGTTAACAGAAGATAAGGTTAAACCTGTTATTGGAAATGGAACTGATGTATAATTGTAGGAATAATAATCAATTATGTTTGTGTTTGAGTCACCTGTAAAAATATAATCATAACTTATAGGTGTTGCCGACCAACTACCTCCCGCAGGATAAAACGTTATTGATCCGTTTGGATTTGGTATTGTTGCATTTGTGTAAGGTACAATAATATCTTTTTGAACTTTTGAAATACCCCATGGTGAGTTTGCCGTAAGTGTTATTGTATAAGATGTTTGACTAACAGGATATGTATGTGTTATTGGTGAAATACCTAAGACTGCTTGTGGTGCTGATCCATCACCCCAATCTAAAGTATAAGTAACTAATTGTAAGAATTTTATTAACTCTAAATCTGAAGTATTATAAAATGTGAAAGTGTAAGGATTTATTGTATTTGCTGTTACAATAAAATTATTTAAAACGTCAAGTTGTAAAATTAAACCGTCCGTTGGCGTGTAATACCCAATGTCCACAGTAGATTCTGTAAACATTAAATTAACCGTTAATCCCGTTAAAAATGATGTACCACCTGTATTTCCTGATAACACATATTCCATTGGTAAATAAACACCTGTTGTCCCTGTTGTTACTGCACTAAATGTAAATGCTGTTAAACAACAAGGGTCTATGATTGTCGTTATATCTGTCTCCCCTGTATAAGGAACAAATACTAAATCACTCTTGATGTTTTCAGGAGAAATTATGAAATTATATTGTTGTAATTCCATTATGGATTAACATATTCATACCATTTTATCGGTGATAATCCGTCCCCAACTCTTAAGTTTGTTGAAGTGGAGAATACCTCGTAAGTTTTAGTTGCGTAATTCAAACTATATCTATAATAGAAATAGTCTGCATTATTAAAAGTAAATTTGGTTGGTGTTATTAAATCTTGTCTTGTATTGGTCATTTGTTTAAAAAAACCTAACCTAGCATCAAAAAATTTTGCAGTCACATAAAAAGTATCGACATCTATAAAATCTCTACTTCTTAACCAATAAATAAAAAATCCTTCTTTATCACCTAAATAATCTAAAACCATTTTTGGTTTTTTAATTTCAACTGGTGGGACTAAAGGAGATATAACAACTGTTTGTGTTAATCCTTGTTGAACAGGTAAAATTACAGATAGATAGATTTGTTGATCTCTTTCATCTGCAGTATCATAAAAATCCAACTTAAAAAACGATTTAGTAAACGGTTTTGAATAGTAGTAAATTTCTTCCGCGGTGAATCCGTTATTTAAATATGAAATATTCCAGTTACCAACAGTGTTTGCTGTTATTGGTTGTGAATCATCATAAAAATAAAATTCATAATTAATTGCTGTATCTTGATTCTGAAATATATTATGTGGAAACCTTGCAATTTCAAAATCCGCCGCAGGTCCTATAACTTGATCAATTACACTCACTTCGTATTCATCAATCGCATCATCTTTACCCATAAAATCCCATTGCATGTTAATTGGTATATTAACAAATTGTTCAAGTTCGGTTTTTAAAATTTTTATTCTATTCGCATTCATCTGTAGTTGGTTCTGCTATTGTTGTTATGTTCAATGGAACCGAACCTGAAATTGCATAATCATTTGGTATATTATATAATTCAGGAGTAATTCTAAAAATTGTATTTTTATAAGGATAATGAGCATTATTTAAGAACGGATAATCAACACCAATACCGTCAGTATCAATAAAACCATAAGGATATTTATCTCTCCATCTAAATAATGCCGCCATAGTTGAGTAATAAGCATAATCAGGAATACCAACAACATTTGATGAATCACCCTCTTCAATGTAATCTGAAAATGCCGCAATTTGTATTGCACTGTGTGGTTGATAAAAATAACCTGGCTGATTTGTGGGTAAGAAATCATTATAAAGTGTGAACCATAATGGGTTATATTTTATTTTATGTTGATACAAAGAAATAACTCTTTCTAATTGTTCGTAATTATTCCACTCACAATAATCACCATCTATAGTGTCACCAGACTGTAAAAAATCATTATAAAAGAAAGGTCCTGATCCTAACAATGAAACATAACTATTTTGATTAACAATAACATTTGAGTTAACATTATTGTCATCCCACCATGATTGAGGTTTTTTATTCTCTAAGAAGGTGTTAAAGTACCACCCTTGTTTTAGATCTTTAGTCCATCCAAAATAACCTCTCCAAATTGACGTAAAAAATAATTCACTTAAGGGTCTTCCTTGGTTATCTCTCAATGGTTGTATATCAACATCACAATTAAATGAAAGGGTATACGATCTATTACCTTCTTTTGTTGACACTCTAGCTTTGTTATTTGGTGTTAAAACTTTTATTTCACATTTTCTTTTATCTCCATAAATATTTCTTTCAAACCCTGCATTTACTAAGACAGAACATTCTTGATTTGTTAATATTCTGTGTTTTCTTATATAATATTCACTAACAGTATCTCCCGAATTTGCGGCATTTATAACTCTTTTGAAAGTCCCTTGTGAATTTGTTTGGAATGTTGTTCCTGTATAACCAATATTTTTAATGTTGAAAATAAATGCGTCCGATCCATCTCCAGTGTCCCCCAAACTTGATACCTGAAACATTTCAGTTCCGTTATAGTTTGTTGATAATAAAACAAACTCTCCTACTTGTAAACCATGTTCTACAGGACACTTAAATGTAATATTCAACCCATTCAAATCGTTACCCACCATTATATAGTATGGTAAACCATCTGAAGCAACCCAAGACCAATTAATTTGAGAATTAGGTTCAACGGCAAATAAATTTTTATTATAATCATTTATAAAAGCATAACTTAAATAGTGACTCCAATTGTAAGTTGTTGCACTTACGTTTTTAAAATCTAAATGATTATTTGGTGGTTGAGTATAACCAATTACATCATTATCTGTTCGTATAAAATCGAATTCATAATATTGTGGAAATCCTGTCCACTGAACTGTTTGGACTGTTGATGGGTTTGGTCCAAAATTTCCTGATGGGTAATATAGAATAGCGTTATTTAGTTCATTTGTATAATATAGATTATCTCTATATGGAACATATTTTGTTGACCCAGTATAAGCGTTTTCAAATAAAACCGTAAATTTGGTAACAGGTCTGAATATTGTGGACGCTTGTCTTTCTTCATCAAAAACAGTTGCCAAACTCAAATCAACACTTCTATCATATTCGATTAAGTCTTTTGAAGTTTGAGCGAACGGTACATTTATAAATTGATCAACTTTTGGTGCCGATTTATATCTCTGCGTTGATTCTATTATTCTTGTTGATGGATCTACTGTCATCATTCTTCTGTTGTTGCTACATAAAGTTTATAGAATCTATTCAAAGCAGTTTTACCATTGTTCAAACCAAAGTAGAAATGGTAAGGTGCTCCGACAACTACTGCTTGATTAGCGCTACCAATAGGTTGTCCCTGATTGACAACTGATGGCGGTATAAGTGGTTCAGGTACACCAGCTAATGTATAGTTTGAAATGTAACCTAAATTAGTAGTACTTGTAATATACTTTTCACCCAAAGTTGTAAAATCTAGATCTTGGTATTTTTTCTTAAAGAAACCTTGTCCAACAACATTTGTATACCAATTATTGTCTTCAGTTCCAAATATGTTTTGACTTGGGTTACTTTGTTTTAAACTCCACTTGTAATGTGGAACCACTTGTGATTTACCATATCCAAAGTAATTTTGAATTAATGGGTTGAAGTTATACGTTTCAATACCTGGTGATTCAATTTTTCTATATCTTAAATTTTCAAGAGGGGTTTGGAAAAATAGTCCCATAATAGGTTTTATATCATTTGCCCCTGATGGAGGGGTTGCAGGATAATAATTATCACCAAAGAAAATAAAATCATTAGCATTTGGTCCTGTAAGGTTTTCACTTATAAATGGTAAAACCTTCCATTCCGAGTTGATTGATAACATTTGTGCCCAATCTCCGTCTATTCTGTATCCTCCCCTTGTGCTATTGAAGAATTGTTCAATTCCTTTACCCTCAGTATTATTTTGACCTTGTCCTATTGGTAATATTCTTTGTCTTACACCTTCATTCAATATTCTTGATAAAAACCCAAGTTGTATAATGTCTGAGTTATCTTGATATGAGGTAGATTTTAATTGGTCAGCATAATAGGATCCAAACCCGTTTTCACCAGCCCCACAACAGATCTCATTTATAAAAAAGTCTCTTGGTCCTAAATCTGTAAGTGTAGTTGGAAATTGGATTTGTCTATCATTATACCCAAAACCTGGGAATGTTGCCAATCTTTGTGGTATTAATGGATTAATTTGTGGTTTATTCTTACCAATAAATTGTTGGATGGTTTTATTCCAAGGAGATGATCTGTAGAAAAAACTATTATTAATGTCGTCAAATACAATAACATCAGTACAATAATCATAATTTGGTATCAATGGATTAACACCGAATGTTTGTCTTTTGTTAAAATTAAACATATAAAGAACTCCGTTGATCCAATTGTTTTGGAATACTTGAGCAAAAACTCCTCTACACGCAGCAAAGTTCATGGTAAATCTAACTTTCCATTCTAAAAATAATCTCACATCTGAACCATACTCTTTGACATATTTTTTATTAAGAAGACAGTAACATCCATTTATCATCCTGTTTTCAGGTATAGAACATTGTCCTGCAGGTATTACACCAACATTATTTCCTGAACCGCTATAACACTCTAAAGGAACCATACCTTCACATGTTAAAGTAGAGGTCAAAGCTGAAGTTGGTCCAGTTTCATCAAAACTATCACCTGATGGTAAGTCAGCACCTGCAGTTATTGTTGGTGGTTCTAATTCACCACTAACAGTATAAACCGCAAAATTGTTGTTCTGATGTAAAGCATATCCTGTTGTAGGACTTGCTCCATTTTCAACTCTTGTTGAGGTTGGTAACCTATCACTTCTCATGATTATAAGAAGTGAATTTCCAAAATTTATAGGTGAAAAAGATTGATTATAATATGCCGGAGAATATAAAGAACTTAGATTACCATTTCCTCCACATGAAGATTGTTGTTGAAAATATCCCGCATTAGTGTTATAATATTGTTTCTTTTGATTATCGTCAGATATTGCGGTATCAGTCAACATGTTTGATGAAAACGGATTGTTACCAACCCATCCTAAAAACGCACCACCCCCAACATATGTCGTTGGATTTGCTTGGTTTCTTGGTAAAGTATATTGTGAACTCGAGTCAACATAAACAAAAGGAGAACCTTGTGTTTGTGTTGATACATTTAACCATCCAGGTGTTGGTGTATATGATGGTGTGTCATCAGTACTTAAATAAAAATAAGGTAAATTTGATGTAAAACCGCTATAGTTGTTTGGGTTGATACTTGGTGGTGTAATTGTAAAATTATAAGATGGAAAATACAATTTAACATTATTGTTATTTGTTGTATTGTGTGTTTGAGGTTTTTGAGATACCGTAGAACTTTGTATTGGTACATTCAAATAATAACTACCACTGATCACTACACTTCCATTGAACGAAGTATGACCAAATATTTTAGACACGTCGTAAGAAATTGTTTGAGGTGCGGTGTGAGGGTCAACACCTCGAACAAAAATACAAACTTCAAAATTTTGCCAATTCGGCATAGTGTATAAAACGTCTTGGATTGTGTATGGACCAAAAGAAGGACAAATAGGCACATTATTTCCATTACATATTGGATAATTAAATTGTACATTGTGTTCTAAATAAGCACTTTTGTAATATCCTGATGTTCCTAAAGAAGTGTTTACAAAGTCTGTTACAGTTAAACCAGTTAACAATTGGAAATATTCTATATCTGTCGGATATTGTAAAAAACTTTGTTCTTGTGTTATAGTTCCCGCAACTTGACTAACTTGTGGTTGATCAATATAAATTATTGCCGGTAAACTTGATGTTCCATTTGAGTTAGATGGGTCTGCATAATTCACAGTATATGTTGTAACACCTGTGGTTGTTAAACCTGTAATTGCATTGTTACCAAATTGATTCAGTGTTGCACCCGTAAGGTTTCTCATTCTAAACTGAGAACCTGAATCCATATAGTTTGGATCTTGGAAAGAACAAATACCACCAGGTGTAATTGACGCTGCGGTTCCTGAATTCATCAAAACAACAACAACTTGATCAAAAAATGGTGTTGAACCTGAAATTGGGTTTACAGTTGTTTTGATTTGGTTAACACCTGAAAAATATTTATCTCTTGTATTGAATTGATTTAATTGTTGTGGAAAAGTTGCCGTTGTTGGGTAAGCAAAATACCTTTCATCTGCAATACCAGCCCCTTGTTTGTTTGCAGACCATAAAAACGGTTGAGGAGCATGTAACAAATATTGTTCGTTACTATATAATTTATTTGGGTCGGTTGATGATAATACATCATAACCTGAAATTATTCTTTTGAAATCCAAGGCCGCCTTTACAGCAACCGCAGTGCTAATATCGTTTTGTCCTAATAATGACTCAAAACTTTTGAATCCGCCCGTACTTCCACATTGGAATGGGTCGTCTCCATTATCATCGTTTTCAAAATTAGGATGGGAAACATCGTATGATCCAGGAGAATTAACAGGCGCAATTACACTATTTGTTTGAGTCAATACTACATCAAACCCAAGTCCGCTTGAGGGGTCTTGTAAACTATTTTGAATTTCCTGTTGTTCTTGTGCTAAAGTATTTGCATCAAAGTCATCATCCAAAGTTGCTGTTCCACAATCACAATCACAACTTGTACAGTCAGGATATGCAATCATAGGTAGACCAATTCTTGGGAAATTGTCTATCTTACCATTTTGGGTATTATCAAGAAAGAATTTTGTATAAAAATATGTAAACGCCAAACCAGCTGCGACTTGAATTATAACTTTGAGCCCTTGAGCAATAATTTGTAAAATAGTACCAATTGAAATTACCGGTCCTCCTAATGGTGCAAAATCACCAAGACTAGTAATATAATAAACTAAATCTATTCCCGCAGAAACACCCTGATATACAATATATGGTCCAAGGAATAATAACAAGTATTTCAATACAGGCCACAATAACGCAATCAAGTGGGCGACAAATAACAATACCAAAATTGGGAATGTCAAAATATTAACAAGTACATTAAAAACAAAAAAAATAGGATCAAAGTTCCTTATTATATCATTTACTGGAAAAGTGTTAACAGTTGATTTACAAGTTCTGTTGTCAATTTCTTTTATACCTAAATGTTTTGCCCTTCCAATTCCGTTTTTATATCTATCAAGGAACATTGCCGTTGTATAGACTTTATTGTATTGGAATTCGTAAAAGGTATCTTCACAATTGATTGCTTCTTGTTTGTTAACATAATCATCCCAATCGGTACTAAAGGCATATGATCTGTAAAGATCAAATAGAGCTTGTGGGTATTGTTTAAATGTTATAACTTGTGGTTGAGAGGGGTCAACAGGATTTGCAACAATTTGAAGTTGATCTCCTGGTGTTATTTCAATAGCGTTTAGAGTTCCTGTATATGGTTGTCCATTTATGTATATTATATAAGATTGGACATTGGTTGTTGTTGGGTCTGCCAATCCTTGTGCCGTCCCAAAAACAACTGTAGATCCTGTGACAACACCAACACCTAAATTATAAGGGTATGTTGAGGGTGTGTTATTTGTTAATGGATCTACAGTATAATTTGTCCATCCATATTCTTTAACATTAGGGACTAAAAAATTGGCTCGTAAAAAACTCCCTTGTAATCCTTGTTCGTTTTGCCATTTAAATTTAAATCTATATCTACCTTTTGTTGGGATACCTTTTGATGGGTCGTCAGATAATACTTGTTGACCAAATTCATTTGTAAAAACGTAATCCAAATTCATAGGAACATTCAATAGGTATGTTCCATCTTGATCGATAACTTTTCCTTCCTCTTCTATTTGATATTGTTCAAGTATTGGTAATCCTTGATCGTCAGAATTGATTGTGTGTCTAATTGCCAAAATTTCGCCAGGTCCTGAAACTATTTCACAAAGATTTCCTGTATTGTTTTTTGGTTTACAACTTACTTTTAATGCATCATCATCTGTTGTAGATATAATTGACCCCATGAAAATTGAGGTCGGTTGTATATTAATGTTTGCTAATTTTGTCAAATCAAAATCAACTCGTGTTATCGCAACTTGACATAAATCAGGATCTCCCCAAAAAGGAGATACGTCAACGTCAAAAACTAAATTTTTAATTTGTGGTAACTCTCTTAGATTTGTTGAGGATTTGAATGTAGATCCATTCACTTGAGACTCTGTTGCTAATCCTTGTTGAATTAAATCTTGTGGTGATAATGAAAAACATCCAATATCGGAAAGATCAACATCCATAACAATAGTTTGGTTTCCAACAGGAACACCAAAAATCATAAAGTCACCACTCTCATTAGTTTTAACAGTAAATCTATAATACTTATCGTAGACTTCAATGTATGAGTCATCCATTAATACATCAGACACATTTGGGAATGATCCTGTAGATTGGTGACCTCTGTATGATGGTAACTTGGGAAGTAAGTTATATCTATAACCTTCTTCATTAGTATCTGTGATAGTTTTGTATGGGTATAATTCTGAAATTACAGGATTTAGTTCATCCGCATCATCAAGGGGAATAAAAACAGAAACCCTTGCATTTGGTAAACCAAAACCATTATTCACAAAAACTCTACCAACCACAACTCCGTAATCAGCACACATTCTTGTATAAACATCATTTGCAAGTATTTTCAGTGAGAGTACTTCTAAAGACTCCCAATCTTGTTCTAAATTTACATTGATGTACTTGTCAACACCAACTTCGGTTCTTATTCTGTATGATTTTGGCATTAAAAAAATCGTTTTTTCATAAATAGTTTATTTCCTATTTTCATAGAAAAATAGTCCCTTTTGAAAAAAAATAAATCCCTATGAGAAATTAACGGATTTCAAGTTCAATACTCTTACATTAATATCTTTGTTTGGGAATCGAATTTGATAGATTTGTGTTGGAGTTGCAAACAAAGTATCTGCCGTTGGTTGTATTTGTCTTGTTACAGGATCCGAATAAGGCATAGATGTTTGTGCCGAAGAGTATTGACCTCCAACTTGATTAAAGAATGAAATGTCAGAAATACTAACTATACCGTTTTCTGCTTGTATTAGTCTTCTAAGTTCAGATATGTTTACATTTTGACCTAACTGTATAACTAATGGATTAAAGAAGTTACTAACAATTTCAATTGTTTTTGAAATAATTGCACCTTGGTTTTGACTATTATCTAATACAACATCAACAGTAACAGCCAAATCAATTGTTTCTGCCGCTTCAACGGAAATATAATCATTGATCATTCTGAAGTTAGATAAATAATTTGCGATGTTTTGTTTTAAAGTATTTGAAACAACATTAGATAAACTACCATTAGTGTCGTATGACAACATTTTGATTCTAATTTTATTATTTTCTTCAGTGATTGCAACTTTTGCTGGTGCGCCATATTGTGACGGCATTGTTCTTATTAATGAATTATAATCATTAACAGTTACTGCTCTGTTCTGAGCTGCGAAGTTAAATGAAACCATATTTCTAACATCTTCTGTTGTTGGTAAATTAGCACCACCAATTGCGGCAGTTACGTTATTACACTGAAGACTATTAATAACACTTCTATTTACAGAATCAGAAGGTCCATTAACTGCGAATGAAACTGTACCAATTTGATTGATTGTATTTAGACCTACATTACTAGCTAATCCACCCCCAATTCTGTATTGAACGAATAGTGTTGTATTTGGTGTTAAAGCCGCACCCATAGCGTAATTGTTAGTATATCTACTTAAATCAAATCCTTTACCATCTCTAGCGAATTCTCTTAGTTGTTCTTCGGCCGAAATGTTACCACCACCAAAAGTCATTTTACAGAAACCTTGTGGTGTGTATTCAGAAATAAATTTATTAGAGGTTGTGATGTATCTTCCAACTTTAATACCTGGTTGATCTGAAACTTTAGTTGGGTCTTCAACAAAAACTCTATCTTGAACTAATGCATCAACCTCAAACCATCTTTCAGGCCCCAAACTTAAAAAATCTTGCGGATTTGGTACTGTTGAATATTGTGTTCCTGGTTTCAACAACACACTTGTAATTCCTAATATATTTTTTTCAGGGAGAAATAACTCTAAATATGGTTTTACATCATTTGCGGTAATTGTTCTTTTGAACACTTTTGTAACTCCATTTACAACAACTTCTCTTTTAACAATGGTGTAATTTATCAATTTACCACTTGAATCAAAATTTGGTATTTTTAATCTGTTTGGTGATCCTTCAGCATTAATTGGTGATGCAAAATCAATGTCATAGACAGTTTCAAAAGGTTGTCCAGCACCATTAACTAAAGATCCTCTTCTTAAGATTCCACAATATCTTATGTCTTCTCTATCACCAAAAGCAGGAACTGTTATTGAGAAATCAACTAAAGCAACCGATGGTCTTTGACCAGGTACTTTAAGACCATAAGTTCTTGCAATATTATAAACCGAATTCTTTTGTTGTGCAAATTGTAATACAGTTTCTTGGATACTTCTATCAATTTGATAATTCAAGTTATCAGTTACCGCGGCGTTAAGATCCAACATAACTGAAAAAATCCCAGCATCATTAAAGTTCTGAACTAAATCAGGATAGTAAGTTCTTGTGAAATTTATTAACTCAGATCTTACTCCTTGAAAATCTCGGACCGTATAGGATATCTTTTTTTCAGCCATATATCATTAAATATTTAATATAACAAAATCTTGTGATTCAAATGCCGAATCAGTGATTTTATAATCAATTTTGATTCTTGCCGTGTGTTCTAAATTGGCAATGTTTGTAACTTTAAATTCTCGTTCACCATATTGGTTAACCGTATAACCTTTATCTTCAAGTCCTGCAGATGCTGGTTCAACAACAATATTTGTAACTTGTAAGTTTGGCATAAATGTTCTAATGGTGTCCCTTATCTCCGCCTCAATATCTGAAAACGTAGGACCATCAAGTGGTTCGAATATATATTCATATAATCTTGTCCCAAAATCAGGTAAAAAATATCTACTTCCTTTTCTTGTTAAAAGTAAGTGAACTAGATTACCTCTAATTTCAGCTTCGGTAGTTTCAGTAACATCCAAATATCTACCTGTAAACGAATCAACGAAGGGAAACCCTATACCGTATGTAATACCATTTGCCATATCACATATAAATATAAGTTATAGAATTTTTAAGTAAAAAAAAATCACTACCGAAGTAGTGATTCTTAATTTTAGGATGAACATCCAAAACATTCAAAATCAGAATTCTCAGGTCTTGGTGGTAAGTTTAGGTGAGAATAGTCAACTTTTGGTGGTTCAGGAGTTACTTTAGGTTTTTCACGTTTAGACATATCTAACGCCAAATGTTTAGCTCCTGTTGATATTGCCTTAGTTCTTACATAATAACATAAAGTTTTTAATCCTTTTTCCCAAGAGTGGAAATGTGATGATGTAATCTTAGATAGGGTTGGGTTTGCCATATAGATGTTCATTGACTGTGATTGATCAATAAATGGAGCTCTATCTGCAGCCATATCAATAAGTTCTCTTTGTGAGATCTCCCAAATAGTTTTATACTTAGGAATTAAATGTTCAATTCGTTTAACTTTCTTATTGTAGTTTTTATCTTCAGAATCCAAATAGTTATTAAAGTTAATATTTTGAATTGATCCTTCATTTATAATGATTTCATTTTTTAAATCTTCACACCAAATACCTATCTTTTCAAAGTCGTTGATTAGATATTTGTTAACTATCATGATTTCACCACCAACAACTCGTCTATTAAAGATTGCAGAGTGTGCTGGTTCTGTCATTTCATATGAACCTGTAATTTTAGCTGAAGATGCCACAGGCATTTGAGCCGTGAATAATGAATTACAAACCCCATATTGTGAAACACTATTCTTGAGTTTGTTCCAATCCCACATTCCTGAAAGTTGAGTTTCGTCTAATCCCCACATATCAAATTGGAATACTCCTTGAGACATTGGTGATCCGTTGAAGAATGAATAAGGTTTATACTTACCGTTCATGCACAACTGATTACTTTCATAGATTGCCGCATAATAGATTGTTTCAAAAATGTCCTTGTTCAATTTCTTAGCTTCATTAGATGTGAAGATATAATCCATTAAATAAAATACATCAGCCAAACCTTGTGTACCAATTGCAATTGCTCTTTGTTCCAAACCACCTTTTCTACCTTTTTCAGTTGAGTAGTTGTTGATATCAACTACCTTATTAAGTGATCTAACAACTTTTCTAACCTCATTAAATAAAAGTTCAAAATCAAATTTACCCCCTTGAATAAAATTCTTTAAAACCATCGATGAAAGTGTACAAATCGCTGTAGTTTCTTCATCAGTATATTGATATATTTCATTACACAAATTAGATTGTTTAATGACCCCAATATTTTGGTGGTTAGTTTTTCTATTAGCATTATCTTTAGAACATAAATAAGGAACTCCTGTTTCGATTTGAGATTCAACAACTTTACTCCAAATGTCCTGAGCTTTTACTTTTTTACCTAACCCCATTGATACTGCCTTTTCATACACCTCTTCATATTCATCACCAAAACATTCTTGTAAAGGTTTTAAACCAGCCTTAGTGATATCATTAGGACAGAACAAATACCAACTAGTGTTATTTCTAACCGCTCTCATGAAGTTATCAGGAATCCAAAGTGCGGTAAACAAATCACGAGCTCTCAATTCTTCCGCACCTGTGTTCTTCTTGATGTCTAAAAGATCAAAGATGTCTTTGTGCCAAGGTTCAAGATAGATAGCGGCACTACCAGGTCTACGACCTTGTTGGTTAAAGAATCTAAGTGATTCATTAACAATTTTTAAATATTTTAAAAGACCTCCAGCATATCCACCTGAACTTGAGATTCTACTTTCTTTACTTCTAATGTTAGACATAGATAATCCAATACCAGCAGCATCAGAGGAGAAAGTTGAAATATCTGTTAATGTATCTAATAAACCTTTTCTTGAGTCGGAGTTGTTATAGTGAAGTACACATGATGCTAATTGTGGAACTTTTGTTCCAGCATTAATCATTATTGGTGTTGCCTTTGAAATCAACTGATTTGATAATGATTTGTAGTACTCAAATGCGTCAGACATATTGGTAGTAACCCAAAGAGCAACTCTCATATACATATGTTGTGGTCTTTCAACTACTTTACCATTTGGTCTTTTCAACAAATACATTTCTTGTAATGATCTCCAAGCAAAGTAATCGAAGTTATAATCATTTTCATGATTAATAGCCGCATCAATAGTATCTTCACCATATTCTTTAATAGTTTCAATCAATTTTTCATTGATAATTCCATCTTCATAAAGTTGCATCATTGTTTGTGAAAAACTTTCATTAGTTTCTTTGTGGTATGAAGAAATCGCAACACTCGCAGCCAATCTTGAGTAATCATGGTGACTACCTGTGTATGAAGCTGCAATCTCATAAACTAATTTATCAAGTTCTTTTGTAGTTACCTCACCTTCCGTTGGTACAGAAGTAATTACTTT